CAAGATCAAGTGAGCTTGGAAGTAATCTGGAGCCGATTGAATGTCGGCAAGCAAGGTCGACCCCATCGAGTCAATGACTGGATTGAGATGCTTGACCAAGCCTTGGATTGTCTTCTGCGAATACTGCAAGTCCTCACGAGACGGAGCGACTTGGACATCGCCAAGATCGACCCTCACGTAGACTCCAGCGTCAATCAACTGCTTGATTACTGGTGAGCCAGAGAAGTCGGACTTGAGCGGATAAAGCACAAGACCCATTTGGAGCCAGCTGTTACCTTCGCCATTGAAAGACCAGTTGGTTCCTTTGATAATGCCATCCTTGTATGTCTGAGTGGCATATGTTTTCTTCTCTTCTGGCGATAGGTTAACGATGTCGGGACGGACATCAAAGACACGATAGACTTGCATCGCAGTTTCGCGGAATCTACTAATGTCTTGTGGCCGAACTGGAATCGAGATCTCCACCCCAGAGGGTTCGTTGGTCTTGGTTTCGCTTAACAGCGATGCCTTGCCCACCTCACTCTCGTCGATGTGACAATTCCAGATACGCTTGATTCCGTCTTTGTGGGGGGTAACTCCGTTGTAATCGGTTACCGTGATGGCATCCGTATAGGCACCATACGATTTGCAACCGATACCAAGACAGCCAGTGAAGGCATTGCTTGTCCGCTTGTCGCTACCGCCATACGAGCAGAACAACTCTTGGAATTTCTCCTTGCCAAGTCCAGGTCCGAAGTCACGAATCGTAAAGACTGGCTTCATACCAGTCGGAAGCGAGACTTGGATGGGCTTGTTGGTTTTACCATTGAGGATGTGACCCTCGCAGGCATTGGTGCCATACTCACGCACAACCGCTCTGATCGGGTCAGAGTAAGCTTTGCGTAGGATACTGGCGATGTGACCGAGGTTGGACACATCGATCTTGTAGTCGATCGTGTCGGTAACCCCGCTTGATACTGGCGTGTTTCTAGATGACGTAATTATCATTTATTTTCTCCTTCTACAGTTAAATGTTGAGATACATAACGAGTGTCAAAGAACTCTCCAAAATTATCTACAAGATCACTTTTGAAGTAGTCGATCGCGTCTTCGCGTGTTCCTTCAAAGTCATCTGGCAGTTCTGAAAAAATCCACGACGCTTCTAGTTTAATTGTTATTGGTTTCTCTAGATTCATTGACTTTTTCCTTTCTGTTCAGTTCAACTTTCCAGATGATGGCTTCACCATTCTCGTAACAGGAAGCAATTTTCTGCGCCCGTTCGTAGTGTGTGAATAACTGGTCGTTGAGTAATACATTGTCTTTGTCAAACAAAGCGTAACCATCCCACTTTGTTATCTCGTCTGCAATCTTTACAGCCTCACTCACCTGTCGGAATCCTCCGAGCGGTGAAGTGCCACTCTTCGCTCGATACTGTTGAAGCATCGATGATGTGGTTAACTTGCTCTGGCGTCAGATACTTGAGCAGGTTGGATTTGAGCAAAGGTTTGGCAAGTCTTGCCTTATCGTGCTCATCCATCTGAACCGTGAAGTGCTGGCCTACCCAGCTCTTGATTCCTTGCTTCGCGGATTCTAGGAATAGACTCCGATACTCTCTGCGTTTCTCATTGGATAGTTTGAGCCACTCGGTCGCCCGACCGAACTCATCTACCACTTCTGATGGTATTGTTAGTTCCATATTGTGTCCTTTCATTTTGGTTTTCGTTTGTTTCCGCCCACACGGGCAGACCGACACGCCCTCATCAGGCGCGCGGGGTCTGACCGTCAAGACCAAATAGCTTTGCCTACTGTGTTGCCATTTACATCACGAATCGAATAAGTTTCGCAAGCACCATCTGCAACTTCTTCAGCAAGCAACTCAAGGATACGAGACAACTCAATCTCGGGGTTGTCCCCGAAAGCCGCGTTGTCCGTATTGATTTCAACTTTGAACTTTGCCATACAAACCTCCTTTCTTAGTCGCTTAACTCGACAGCCCGCTCTTCCGCGGTTTCGTAGGTCGCTTGATACAAAGCTTCCTGCGCAGCCTCGACAAGTTCTTTAGAAGGTTCTGGAACTTCTTCCATCCCCTCGTCTGGATAGATTGCCAAGCTATCGAACTCACATTCCGAGAACTCGCTTTGGTTGACAATCTGGCTGTCATAACCACGCGAACCCCAGAACTCATAAGAACCAATACCGATGTCTTCCTTCTCGGTATTGTGGATGGCTGTGCCAGTTACCGAATACTTCTTGCCGTCGTATTCGAACTTAACATCATCCTTCTCGACTTCGATTCTCATGCGAGTGCCGCGTCCTCGGCAAGCTGTCTCTTCTCTTCACGAATCGCATGCATGATTACTTCCGCATCATACAACGCTTTGAGCCTGTCGGTGCGTTTGTATTTCTGACCAGTGATCTGAGATATGATCTCCATACAACGACCCGAGGTTGCTGTTCGAGTCAACATCATTCCACGATTCAAAGCTTCCAGACCTTGCATCGCTACAAGGAACTGAATAAATGGAACTCCGTTGAGGTTTCCGTCTGTCCGATCGATCGTCATAACTTTCTCTGTTACCTTTGCTTTTTTCTTTTTCATTGGTTACTCCTTATGTAATGATTGCGCGGTTGTTCTGAATGACGATGCTACTGGCATCGCCCCATACAACTGCGAGTGGTTGCTTCTTGCGTTTTCGATCGTGTGTAGCCACACGACAGTCAAAGCCTTTGATGGGGACGCATTGGTTCTGGTAATGGATTGTCCACCAGATATCTTTGCGTCGTTGCGTCAAAGGTTTGTTGAAGTGGTAGAAGAATCTCATAATCTTTCCCACTCTCCCCAACCAATCTCTTCGGATGTTGTTTCTGGGGAAGAACCGTCTGATACTCTCCTGAGCCAACGCCTAGCTTTTGTTTCTTGCCCTTCGTGCTTTGCAGTATCTAAGTCAACAACAAGAACATCGACTCCCCTGGGAAGTCTGTACCCATGTACGAGTCCTTGCTCGACTGTAATAAGTAATGTAATAAGTAATGGTTTCTTCATATATCCTCCTTTAGTCCGACGCGTAGTGGTAGATCTTCTCGTATAAAAGATCGGGATGCTCGGCGGCTAGCTCGTTGAGTTCTTCGTCCGTCATATCAGTGCCGTCTTTAAACTGACCAGCACTGAAGTAGGCGTCGGAGAAGTCTGGAGCGTCTCTGCCATCAACACCGTCAATCTCGAGGGAACCAGTGTCCACAACTTTGTGAACACGTCTTCCATCAAGCGTATGGGTTCTCTGAAGGACTATTAATCCTTCGGCCTTGTCCATCGCTTGCTGGATTACCCTGTTCTCTTTGTCTACTGCTAGCCAATGAGTCCAACTTTCCGACCTCTCCTGTTCAGTGATCTCGAAGCGATCACTCTTGTTGTCAAAGTCTGGTATGATCATATAGCTTCCTCCACTGGTTTGATTTGATATCCATATGCCCAATGCCCATTGTCCAGATCGAAAACGCAGTTCTCGATGATGGTCGTTGGAATCCAAGGCACGAGGAGACCATTCTCCTTTTGGCCTGGACGCATCAGTTCAATCCGATGAACCTTCGCCTTCGCCCAGCTATCGCTACCAAAGCTTCCGCGCCACCATACGGTGTCGCCCTGCCTAATCTCTTGAGGTGTCAGCTTGGCAGTCATCGCACCATCTCCTCGATGAACATCGGAGTGTACTCGCCAACATAAGCATAGCGGGTATTGAAGTGGAAGTATTCTTCAGCTTCATCCCAACTCCACTTGTTGTCGAGTTGAAGTGTGTGGATGCAGGAAAAGATTCCATACACCGCCACTTGTGTTCCGTGTTGTCCATCTCGATAGGAAAGCCCAAGGAAAGCTTTGTCCAAGCCATCGAGTAGGATGATGTTTTCCTTGTGGTCTTCATCAGCGTAGATGTCGATGAACTCAAGTATCTTGAGCCTATCGAACTGGGCTTTGCTCGGCTTCCCCTGACGATGCGTATTGAGAATACGCTTGAACTCGCCTTTGGTCAGCTTCCTCTTATTAGATTTCTTCTTGGTAGCCATTGGATTCCTTTCTCATCAAGGCATCGACTTTGGCTTCGATGGCCTTGATGGTCCCGACAAACGCGTCGAGTTCAGATTTCTTCAAGACCCCAGAATTGAAGTGATAATACATTTCATCACTGGCAACTCTTCCTTGGCTTGTGTATTCAAATACAGGGCCGACGTGGCACACTGCTCTGTAACCTTTGGGGTTAGAGTAATAGAACGCATAAGCTCCGCCCTCTGACAAGGTAGGAACTCTGTTTGTTCTGATGGTCACCTTCCCTTTCGGGAAGTCTGCTGTTGAGGTTCGGTCGATGGGGGTCAGCCCAAGCCTGCGCTGGAGCGTTCCCTTCTCGGCTACTACTTCGATTGGGTAACTCATTTGGTTTCCTTTCTATAGTTTTCGACTAATTGTTTGATAGGTTCGTGGTCAATGTAACTTAGGAGATCTTCAACCAATTCATGCGTCGATTGGCCGTAAAACCTCTCATATACAAACTCGCACTCTGCTTCCGTGCAAGTATCTAAGTATTTGTCAGCCTTCATTTGCTCAACTTGATCATCAACGTGCCGATGACAAGCTCCAAGTAAATGATTACCGATGTCGACCCGCCGTAGAGTTCACACCCAAGTTTGCTAAACTCCACATTAGCCACCAACAACCTGTTCATTTTGTTTTTGAAGAAGTGGAAACGCATCCACCCCCAACCAAGCTTAACTTTGATCATTTTCGTTCTCCTCATTGTTAATTGTTTCTTCGATGTCGATTCCCTGCTCTTTCTTGCGAGCACGGAACAACCAGTCACCAGTCCACGAGCGGATAACCGCAAGCAAACGGCGGAAGGTTGGATAACGCCACGGACGTTCCAGCTCACCCAAAGGCAGGCTGACCCAACGGGCATCACCGATCTTCACATTCAGTTCCTTCGGCACCATCGTGTCATCGGTGTAGATGTCGCCAGCCACCTCGACCACACCAGTGTTCAAGCGGAACTTCCGCCCAAGATTGTGACCCTTCAGGATCTCAATCATTTGGGCATCGACCCATAGCTTGTCCCCAGCTTTCAATTCAATTCCTCCGCGGCCATCTTGAGAAGGCGGTTGATCAGAATCACGCCAGCCACAATGCAGGCAGGGATTACCAGAAACGCACACACGAGTTGGATGATGATCGTCATCACCTCAAAGAACTCCGCCCAACTCACGGGACCACCTCGAAGTTTAGGCGTGTTCCAAACACGCGGTTGTTGTGGTGAAGCTTGGTCAAAGCTTCCGCACGGGACTGATGCACATCGCGCACCGCGTCCGCTTCGGTCAAGCCCTCACCAGTCCAGCCTTCCATGCTGGCCATATAGTAACGGCCGTTCAGACTACCGTCCGATGACACGCCGTGTTTCACTTCAATGACTATCTTACCTTCGTTATTCAGTTTCATATTTACTGATTCTTTCTTGGTTAGTGTTACTCTTGTTTCCAGCCTATCGGCTAGACTTCTGACCTGCCCGCGAGCAGCAGGTCAGTTGGTCTATCCGCCTAGTTGTTTCCGTGCCGAAGCTTTGGTGATGGGGTTTGGTAAGCCAACCAAATCCACAACTTAATTCTCTCGGCACTCATCCGCACATAACCCAAGCAAGCCCTAGCTTCTTGGTTACCTTGTTTCGTTGATAAGCTTGGTCGGGGGTCATCATAGCTTTCTTGACGATCGCCCGATGGATGTCAGTCAACGCATACTGATATTCCAAGCCTTCTTTCCGCTTGAGCGCGATAGTGGCTCGGCTCTGGCGGTTCGCCATCTTGACGTTCTTTTGCCAGTCTTTCTTATTCAGTCTGCGACCATAGTAAGCTTGGCTGGCATTGGTCACGACGTGTTTGAGATCGATAGGTCTACCTCTCATATGTCACGTCCTCCACTTTGAGTGATGACCATCTTCCACTGACCCATCTTTGAGATGTAAGCTCTGCGTCTGAACATCTGTCCAGGTGCTTCGCAGTCATCCCTGTCTACATCTATCCAGCTCGCATAGTCCAGCGAGTGAACGAATGTAGAGTCATAGAAGTTGGGCAATGGCATCTCGGATTCGAAGAGATACCAGTGAGTCCAGCTATCGTCCGAGGGTAGCTTGGAGACATCAATCGCCCGCTTGCCGACATACTCCGACATAGGGTGGTGGTTTCGGACTCCTCCTTTCACCAGCTTGCCGTAGTACTCGACTCCGTTGAGTTGAATGTAAGCGTCGCTCATTTGTTCACCTCGCCGTAGCCATCGCATTCCTCGCAATGCGAGGCCATGCCAGTTGGCCATACATTGTTCCAATCCAAGCCCGTGCCCTTGCAAACAGGGCAGGCAGTCTTGGTAGGGTCTGCACCTTCCGCTGTGCCCGCGGCGAAAGCTCCGAACTGCTCGGGGCTCCAGCGGGTTTGTCCGTTGATTTCGTGACTCATACGGTTTCCTCCCCGAACTCGAAGGTAAAGGTGGAGTTGCCGTGCAGGTGCTGGACGTTAATCCAGTGGTCACCACAGGTGAACCGCCGTGTCCCGCCACGGGTCAACTCCCGCAAGAACTCGCCGATGGGCGTGTTCTCGGAAGCTTCCCAGTTAAGGACGCTGACCCTGTCTTTGGCCGTGTCCACGGCCATTATCGTATTCGTGATACTCATTTGTTTTGTTTTCCTTTTGGTTATTGCGAGCGACCGCCATTGTCCAGCACATTCCGTAGTGCAGAACGCTGACCGACCCTGCGCGAAATTCGTTTGTAGTTATCAAAGCTTTCGGGACTCATCACATTGATTGCCCCACCAGTCTTATCCAAGTAAACCATCGCACCCTTGACCTTCTCTTCAGGGTGCAGGAACGCACAGCCCTTGCACTTGGAGAAGCCTAGGTTGATACGCTCGGCCTCGATAAGGTCGTCACAGATGACACACTTCATCGGGAGTTCCTCAAAGGCCACAGCAACCGCACAGCTTCCAAACTGCGGGCGGGAGACCTACCGAACCGAACCTTCCTGATATGGAATCTGATACCATCTCGGATGGACATATACTTGGGCTCTCGCGGCTCAACCCAAAGCCTCTGGTCTGGCTTGCCAGCCTCGGTCATAGCCCTGCGGTAGGTATGAGCCTTGGGGGTAACCAACTTGTGCTTGTAAGCCCCGCGGGATACAAAGCCCAAGGCCGTAGTCACCTCGCCACTCACGTTAGCCTTGAGGCCAATCGTTACACCGCCCACAGTCAAGCTGCGGTTAGCGGGGACATTGTCCCGACGAGGCTTCGGGATATGGGGTTTGCGTAGGTCAAGTTGTAGGTCATCCCAACGACCAGCACTGGACATAGGGTCATTAACCTGCCGTGCATTGGCCTGCTTGCGTAGCAAGCCAAAGTCTTGAAGGTATGTGTCGCTCATTTGTTACTCCTTTGGTTAGGGTTGGTTGTCATACTCCTTATACGCTGCGGTTCCCCCTCCCCCTTCGGGAACGACCCGAAAGGCAGGGGGGATGAAGGTGAAAGTTCATTGTGCAACCCGTGCATTGAATCAAGGAATCGATGATTCAAAGATGCATTGACCTTATGCACAATGCCCGATAAGCTAGGCTTATGCCTAAAGCCTTGGCTATAGATTGGAAAGCGGTTGAACGTGACTTCGTTGGAGGCAAGAGTCGTAGCTTCATTGCTTCGCAGTATTGTCTGAGCCTTAACACTTTGGCTAGTAAAGCTAGGCGATGCAAGTGGGTTGCACGGAAGGATGCAAACATTGTGCAACTGAAGCAGAAGGTGGATCGGGAGATTGTGCAGACTGCTACCGATAAACAGGCCAGATATCTGTCGAGGATTGCTAATCAAGTCGACCACAGCTTGGACGTCCTCGAAGCCGAGATGCCTGGAAGCAGGAAGGAATTGAAAGATCATATCGAAGTTCTCGAGAAGGTGGACAGAATAGCTCGACCAGCTTTGGGACTCGCAACACAAAACGGTGGACAAAATGGGAAAACTGTGGTTAACTTGGCGATTCTTCGAACCGACGATGCAGTGAAGCCGACCATCGACGTGTAATTTGATACAAGATGTATTGTGCGACTTATCAGTTAAGCTTGGTATCATAGATTCTAAGATTCTAGGATTCTTTGATATAAAAAGGGAGGGGGGAGGTTTCCCTCCCCCCGTCCCGATTGGGTTAGGCCATCTTCAAGGCGGCGAGTACCTTGTCCTGAACCTCTTGGGGCAATCCCTTGAGGGCTTCGACTACCTTCACCGCCTTGTCAGCGGGTGCGGTTTCGAGGATCGTTCTGCCGTTCTTCGGGTTGGTGAAGATGCGTTTCATCTCCCGCCGTCCCGATGCGACTTCGCTCTGTTCCTTGGCGAGCGTGGCTTCGCCTAGTGTGTTGAAGGACGCTTGAGCCTTGGCATATTCGGTTGTGAGTTGAGCACCCTTGATGTCTTGGATGGTTCCAAAATCCTTGCGGGATGCCAGCCTTCCGCCATCCGTCACAAGTGCCTCGCCATCCCACCGCCCGAACACTGCCTTCAGTGCCTTGCCAGATTTGGCAGTGCGGTTGGGTTTGATCGTCACAAGGGGATGATCGGTTTCGACCGCCCTACCAAGTGCGAGGGTTTCATTATTGGTGAAGTGCTTTTTTGCTAGTTCCATTGGGTTATTCATTTGATTTGATTCCTTTGTTTTGTTTCCCCCTCCCCCCTGCCCTATCGGGCTTGTGAGTTTGCGGGACAAACCCTATACGCACCCCCTCCCCCACCCCCCTTCCCGCCAGCCACAATATAAGTATATGTACTTTAAAAATTTAATTTATTTTTGTAGGTTGACTTAAAGCGCGGGCAAAATACACTGGACCAATGGAAACATTTTCCGCAATGCCTCAAGGGGATGGTTACGCGCAGCAAAACCTTATTCCAAAAAATACAGGTGGGGCGAGCAATCTACCAAGACTCGAAGATCTTCTAACTGGAATCCCCACTATCGATGAGGTGATCCGGACTGAGTACGACAAGCTGGCCAATCAGAAACAACAAATGTCGGATGTGGCTCAACAGGTAGAAGCTCCGGCAGCGCCTCAAACTTCAAGTCCAGAAAGCGGAACTTCCATGATGGGGAATTCTTCCGCGTTCCCAGCCAATACCAGTTGGTGGTCGGCCTAATTACTTTTCGATAATCAGCGTGACGCCTAAGCGGGCGGCCAAATAGTCAGACGGGAAAATGTCGCGGTCTTTGTTCTCGCGATAAATCAAATTCTTTACGCCGTATCTCGCGGCTTCCAATAGGCAGGCTTTGCATGGCGGGTAAGTCACGGCCAGAAGGTGGGGCTCACCGGGTTTGCAGTAAGCCAGGGCGTTGATCTCGGCATGAACCATAAAGTCCCGCCGGTAGTCGCGGTCCAGGGATTCCTGCTTGGTCAAATCAAAGCCCGGAGGGTATCCGTTATAACCAACACCGCATACCGATCCGTCGCTTCGAAGGACGGCGGCACCTACTTTGACAAACTGATCCTGGCTCGTCTTGGCCGCGGCATCAGCAAGCCGCATGGCTAGATCAATCCATTTGTTCTTTATAGAGGTCGATTGCACCATCCGCACCTTTTACGGGATTTGTCAAAGATCCAATAGACAAGAATACCCAGCAAGAATCCGTAGATCATTTCTTTTCTTTGGCCTCCTCTTCTTTGATGTAGTTCAAGAAGTGGGAAATGCTTCCGCGGTACGTGTAGGGTCCTTCATGCCCAAGATCAATTTTAGTATCCATCATGATCTTGTAACCTTTCTCTTTTAGCTTCTCACAAAAGATAAAGTCTTCAGAAAGGAACTCGCCTTTGTAGATGCCGACCTCAAACACATTGTGGATGTAATCAGTCTGAGAGTCCTGGTACTTACCCGAACCGCCAACCGTATGAGTCTCACTTTTCTTATTGTGGAGGTCGAGGTGGTTGGTGTCCTTAATCAAATCTTCCAGGGCTTTGCGGGTCACGCGGAGGAATCCCGTTCCGATCCGGTCAACTTCGAGCAGGCCGCGGTCATCGGGGTCAAGATTTCCGCGTTTCAACTGCACGGTAAACTCGGTGGTATGGGCAACTTTCTTTCGGTATGTTGCTCCAACAACTTCTTCTTCATGCAGGCAAAGCTTCAAAAGATCCGTGGGATTCCATGAGATATCGGAATCGATCCATACGAGCATCTCGCTTTCAGTCTTTAAGAACTCTCGCAGTACCCGGTTGCGGGCCATCTGGATCACGGAGTGTCCGGTCAAAAGAATGCAATGCAACTCAATGTTGTAGCTTTGGAACAAACTGACGGAGGCGGCTAGTGAGGTTGCAAAACTACTTTGGACTTGCCCGCCGTAAGCAGGGGTGCCGATGGTTACGATCTTGGGTTGTCTCATATGTGTCTCCTTTAGGTTGCTTCTTCTCTTTTATGGATGTCGTAGTAAAACGAGTCTGTGTCTTCCGTCACCCATCTGTCGGACCGATTCTCCACAGAAGGTAGCTCGGTGTCTACCTTAAATTGCTTGAGATTCTCTGGAAGCTTTTTGGTTACCCAGTTGGAGTCTCTCCAGAAGATTCGATTGTTCGGCATGCAAAGCAAGTAGCCATCATCCGCGGCAAATACGTGGCCGCATTTGTAATCGCTGGGCTCATCGCTGTAGGGGTTGTCGAACCAATCAACTGTAAACATGTAGGTGCCCCACACCTTAGAGCCATCTCTCAAAACAATCTGGGCTCTGTGATACCCAAGGAAGCTGTACTCGCTGACAGTCACGTTCTCCGAGAAGCAGTCCCAAAGCTGTTTGTAGTTAAAGGGAATGTCGTTGGCGGTCTCGCGGGTATAGATTTCGGATATGGGGACTCGGCTTCGAAGCATCCCTGAGTCGGTCATGACGTGAAAGGTGAGAATGGTCCCGGGGTATGATTGTAGGGCGAACACATATACATTGTAAAACTCGTTTCTATCTGTCTCGTCTTTGGTGAAGAACGACTTCCTGACCATCGCCTTGAAGCCAGGGATATCTTCGTTTAAGACAGCCATTATCGGCGTTTCTTCTTTGGCTTGTACTCGTTGCTGATTCCAGTAGGAGGAACTTTCCACTTACCGAAGTTAGAGGTCGAGCCGTAATGGAATACGGGGGCATGGTGCGCAGATCGGTACACATTGAACTGAAGGTTAAAAATAAAGCCAAACAATCTGAAATTGATTCCCGCTGATTTCATCGTCCGAATAGTGTCTCAATCCTTTTGACTTTTGTAAAGGGAGAAATACAATTGCCCGCGTGAAAGTCCTAGTCTACACGGCAACAGACTTCAACGAAGACTCTCACAACTGTATTGATCTGCTGGTCGAGCATATGACTCTACCGGACAATGTCGACTTCTGCGTTATGTCGAACAAGCCTGGGCCGGAAGGATTCAAACACAAAGTTATTGTTGACCCAAAGGACTATCTCTACGGCGGATTTCTTAAGTACTCGGAACTTATCCCAAAATGGTACGACTACTATTTGTTCCTAGATCCAGACATTCTTTACTTCGGCAACCCGATGGAATTAATCAACCCGGACAAGGACTTTACGGTTGTAGTCGAAAAGGAAAACCTTATGAGCCAGGAATGGTTTCAATATAGGCAAGCATCAAATTTAGATAAGCTTAAGTTTTCTATGCTAAAAGGGTTAAACGCCGGCACATTCGGATTCAAAGACCTAGGGTTTACGGCTAGTGTCAGATCCTTGTTCGAGCCGCACATCCTGACGATACTGCCAGATGACGCTATCCTGGAGCAGTCATCCTACAACTACGGGATCTGCCTAGCTACGAACTTTGAAATGGGCAAATGCCATGACATAGCCCAAGGGGTGCAACTGTTCGCCGGTTACAATCCATTCGACCTAACTAAACAATTGTTCCATTTCTGTGGGTTCAACAAGTCAATGGCCGATAAGTATGACGAGATGGCTTCGTTGGTTAAGGTTTTAGCCTCAAAGGGCTATATCCAGGGTGGGGGTGTCGCCTAGGGTGGGGGGTCAAAAAGTGGTACCCCCACCCAAATTTTTAACCTCAGGTCCTTGTGTAAGTATATGTTTATTATTTAAATATATAAATATAAAGAAAGAGAGGGTGGGAGTGGTGGGGGTGGGTGGGGGTACTCCAACTCGTTCCGGAAGTTTTGACACACGCGGCACACACGCAAAGCTGTAGGAACAACGAGTTCAAAACCACCCCTCCACCCCCCACCCTACACCCTTCGAATCATTAACCTTTGAATCTTAATCCTTTAGACCAATTCTTCAGGGTGGGGGTATGTAACTTGACTATAAAGTCAGTCCTTACCTTGATCATTTTATGTGTCCCTTTGGGGACAAAACGTATACCTTTTGCCTCTTCATGATCCCAGAATTTATTGACAAATGCATCAATGTTAAAGGTTTGCACAAACCAATGCGAGAACCCAATAACGCAAACGCATAACCCTATGGTAGAGAACAAGATACCCAGAAGAGTTGTCATTTTCGCAACTCTTTGATAATCATGTGTATAAGTTTGAACTCACCATTACGTAAAATCCCAACCTCAACTCGGTCTCCAGGCATGCATCTACGAACCATCCTGACTAGGTCATTATGACTAGTGGCTTGGTAATCGTTGAAGGTCATGATCACGTCACCCGGAAGAAGCTCGTCTATGGCAGACATGTTGGTAACCTTAAGACCCTGCGACATCCCAGGCCCTGGGATACCAGAACTTACAGGGGTTGTGTTGATCCCAAGAAACCCCCGTTGGGGAGCACTATTCAAGCCTTCGGCTAGGAACTTCTCGATCTCGGTCAAGTAAACGGCCCTAGGAAGCCTGTATTCGTCCCTTCCCAAGCCTCCCGTCACAATGCCTATAAGATCGCCTTGCTCGTCGATTACGGGCCCTCCTGAGCTTCCCGGCATCACTTTGGCGTCGAATACCAGGATATCCTGACCCTCGTCGGGGCCACAGTAGCTCACTATCCCTGCCGTTACGGTTCGGAAGATCTTTAAGGGTGCGCCGATTGCAGCCACTGGAGTTCCCCGCGGGGGTGTGGGCATCTTCGACAAGGATATTGGTCGGAGAGGTCCCGGTGCGCTGTTGAGTCTGAGTAGGGCCAAATCCAATCTGGCATCCGACTTTATCACCGTGGCTTGGTATACACTGTTGGTGATCCCGTCACCAAACATAACGTCGACTTTTCCAGTTCCATCTACAACGTGAGCGCAGGTCAGGATGAATCCATCCTTACCAACAACAACCCCAGAACCGAAGGTGATCTTGTTCGTGTCCTTTTCATTCTGGAACACACGAACCACCGACCTCATGTTCAGTTCACATGGATGGCTGAAGTCCGCTCCCTTAGCTGACAGCGGGATTAAAACCAGCGCCGCAGCCAGGAACGTACATGCATGTAGACGGCAGTTAGAAATATGCAGATTGCAAAACCCAGTAGAGCTGAGAAAGCTAAGGCCACGCATTTAATTAGACTTTCTTCCACTTAGTTCCTCCAGTGCCTTGGTGATGGCATAATTGAACAGCGCTCTTTTATCGTGCTTGATTTCAATCAGCCCAGCCTTGGCGATTTTGTTGAATATGTTTTCATCAACGTCTAAATCCATTTCAACATATTGGACTGGACGTTCGGCCAGGACTTTGATTGTACCCAGCGTTTCTTCTTTGTGTGTCTTTTTCATGTGTGCTCCTTATCGTATTTCAACCCATGGATGCATAGGCAGATTATCCAGTGCTACCATGGCTTGCTTTTCCGTTTTGTAAAACAAGTCTACTACCGGAAGTTTTCCGTGGGAAGCTTTTTTTCTGATCACATCCGTACCCGTGTCGATGGCTTTAAACTCCTTGCCATTGATAACTACAGTACTCCCATACGGAATGATCTTTGGATCAACCGCACACGTACGACCTGACTTCAGGGTATAACCCGTCGAGGATCTAAATCTGCTTGTATCAGGGTCCTGACCACACCAATAAGCTGTAAGCCGAACCTTGAGTTTCTTCGAAGGTTTGGATTTTGGTTCCGGTTCGATTATCACGTTGGCCGCGACAATAGGGAACGATAGAAGCATGGATAGAGCCATGGCTGTGATACGAATGTTCATACTTTCTGCGTGGCGTCATTTTACTTCAACCTCCTCATTTGAGTCAACCGGAATTTTCCACAGCACCTTGCCCTGTACTGTTACCCGCTCGATGCCCTTTGTGGTCATCAGCTTTGCCAGCCGCTGCCCCATCTTCTCCGGAGTGGAGGCATAGTGACGAGTAAGGTTGGTAAGATTGTTATCATTGAGCATCTGGTTAAGTAGCTGGGTCGCTGAACCCTTCCACGTTCTTTCCTTTGGGTTGGCTTGATTGAATCCAATAAGGAATTCATCCAGCAACTCCGAGAAGGCGTGGTTAGGATGTGTTGTCCTAGTGTCTTCCAAGATATCCGCATGGTGGTAGCACTTAACCTGAAACCGATTGGAGCATTTAAGTTCCTCTGGAATTTCAAAGTCAGTCAACCATCTGGCAAACGCCGGCAGTTCTCCGTCTAGGATACGTTGTAGTTCCTGTGAGTGAGGAAACTCCATACCTTTAGACGAAGCTTTAAACAGCATTAGTTTGTCTAATATGCTTGCGTCTGTGTATGGGACGGCTCGCATCGAGTCTGGATCATCGTTCAATGTGACGAATACCCGGCCACTCCATTCGATGGTGGCAGGATTCTTCCACATGGCGCGGTAACGATGGCGACGATTGGCCACAAACTTCTTCACCGTATTGGAAAAGAGTAGATGCTTCTCGTGGCTGGTTGAGGCGATAGTATCATCAACGTTAAGTACGCCGACCTCGAACATTTCAGAGTTGAACTCACTCTCCCCTGAGATATGTCCCGATGCGTCGCAACCTCCACCCATCAGTCTGGAAACAATCTGTGTCCCCATGAGCGTCTTACCAACACCGACTGGCCCGGCAATAAAAATCGCCTGACCCTGAGACTGCTTACCCGACTTGGCGTTTACATAGAAATGATGAAGCCATGCCAGGAAATACTGAAGCGAATCATGCGGATCAAAGAACCCGTCAAGGAACTTGGCTATCCATGGGAATCCGTCTCCCCACTTCTCACACGGTTCGTTGCGTGGTTCTAAAACTTTAACCCGCGAGATGTTCAGGACGGTTCGTCCACCCATGTAAACAACTTCTTCCTTACTAAACAGGATCGGCCCTGCATCGTCTACCCGACGCGTCTCACGCACACGCAAGACAGTCTGGTCAACTTCGCACATCCCACCTCGCTGCATTGGGGCTAAAGACAATCCATATATTCCAGCAATATCTTTTCTAGTAGTCTCGGAGTCTGTATCACGCCAGATTCCTCTGCCGTCCTGCCTCCAGTAACGCTTGCCGTCGAAGTAATAGTTTGCCAATGGAGCACCAAGACGATCCTCCTCAAACTCCTTCACCCAGCCCGCGCCAAGGATTTCAGCCCAGCTGTAGAAACTCTTGTCCTGCGAGAAGCTGACGATACCAGTAGGAGTAACTACGCAAGCTGTCGGGTTATCCGAAGTCGCAGTCCAAAACGCATTCGTTCTTCCGTTAACCTCAAGACTTCCCATCAGTTTGTCTGGATACATTTCATGTACGCGATTACGTACGCGATCCATTGGTATCTCTACGGGGCCTTCCCCGCGGTACTTGTGATCAGCATCAATCGTCGAGGCAAACCAACTATATAAAGTCTCTGTCCTTAAAGGGATATCCCCAACTTTTGTGATTGGTAAGTACCATGCGTAGTACTGCTCTGGCTTTACATGGTTATCATCGAGACCAGCAAAGATGCGCTTCGCGCCAAGTTCTTTCGCGACTCGCTTTAAGAACGCTGGCAACAAACCAACCGGAATCTGCATGGGGGCCTCAAACATCCAGATGACTCTCGCGCCTCCGCTTGGAGTACGGTGAGCGTACATGGGTTTGAGACCAGCTTTTGCACGAGCCCCAATCCCAGAGATAAACTCCTCGGAAGTAAGTTCGCAATCGTAGTCTGCAATAAACGCATGCATCTTGGCCGGAGGATTGTCTTTCGTAACCCGCATAGCCGCAGCACGACCCTCAAATCCGCTGACGAACATTCCATCAGTCGAACTCTGAATCGCCCAACGTTTTGCAATTTCCGGATCAAGACTCGGCGGTTGATTAACATTTCCATCCCAAGGAGTGCAAGGGCCGGCGATAGTCGACGATAGATTAGGTATGCGATAGAGGTTCATTTTTTGTACCTCATTGCATCTGCCGCTTCTGCCCCTATCGGACAACCCTCAAGCCATTCAGGACAGACACTCATGAGGTGTTCAATCTCACCAGCCTGAACTGAATTGTCAACTTCGCAAACAGCTTCGTCATGGATGTGCATTACTACTGAGCATCCAGCTTTTTCTAAACGTAGAATAGCCTCACCCATAACGTCCCGCGCCACAGCCTGCACAAGATTCTCGCAAAGCTTTCCTCCGTAGAACGGAATCTGTGGACCTCCACGCTCTACACACGCAGTCCATGCCGGCTTACGAGCCACTCCATTCTTTCCAAACTTCTGTGACTCAGGCCACTGTGACATGATGTTGCGGTAGGTAAGGATTCTTCCTCCAGGCAATCCAACTTCTAGTTGCTTGTCAGCCTTGGCTCTTTGGAAATCGCCCTCAAGCTTTCTCCACAGATCCATGATCGGCTGATTGCGCGAACGGAAATCATTCACAACAGTTCCGGCTTTGGATTCGGTCATGTCGATTCCGTATTGCATCTTGGCAATCAAGGCAAATTTCTTTGACCCGGCTCCATAGCCCAAACCAAGAACCATACACTTCACCAGCTGGTAAAGATCGGGATCAGTTTTCTTCAACGTCCCCTTGTCACCATTCCACAGCCCCATATTCTTTGCGGCTGCCTCGTAGATGCCATACCCATTTCTAATTGCGTCCAGGAGTCCTTCGTTTCCAGACAACCAAGCCAACACTCTCGGCTCGATTTGCGCCAGATCGCAGATCACAAACTTCTTACCTGGGCGGGGTACAATGCAACCCCGTAAGTCCACGCCGAACATTTCATTCCTTGGAAGGTTCTGGCAATTCCACTTACTGTCACCAGACCACCGACCAGTGTGTGCGCCCATATATTTAAGTCCGTAAGCCATCGTTCCGTCTGGTCGTATCCGGTTTCTCATTACCTTTAACTTTGCCAACAAGGAATTAGCCTTGCGCCAGTCCCGCATGATGCCCACAAACGGAACCTGACTCCCGTATTGTTCCTCCCATAGAGCACATTCTTCCGAGTTTTCAGCCAAAGAAGTTGGCCAAGGGATGCCAGCCTTGGCGCATTCACGCCTAAAAGCCTTTGTTGAAAGGACAACCCCATTGGTTTCCTCAATCCAAGGCAGGGCATTTTCGCTCTCCCAAGTCACCTTTTCGAGCTTTTTTACCCCCATTTCGACCGCATTTTGGTCGATTTGGACCCCTCTCCAGCCCATTTCTATGGTGTGTTTAGACAGTTCTCGTTCTGTTGGAAGCATCTGATTATGGAACTTATCGTAGATTTCGTAGCATGCTTGAGCATCGTTCTTCGCATACTCAATGACTTCGTTGGCAAATTCTGTTCCCTCGACGTCACTCCACTTTTTGCTATGCATTTTATCCCGCGGATCTTTGTCAATCTTTCGATTAAGAAGTTCCCGCGATGCGCCCAATAAATTTCTAGGAGCACCGACAGCGACAGACAGATTCGCTGTACAAAACCAACTAGACGGATTTGCTTTAGTTATTCCAAGCTCGCGCAATCTTTCCAGCACAGCTCCGTCGAATGAATAATTGTGTGCCAACCAATTTCCACCATCAATCTTTTCCCACGGAGCTTTCTTCGGAGATCCGACGTACTGTACATCGGGCCCGTGAATTGAAACCATATAAATGTCCGATGCGGGGTTTCGCAAGTAATGCCACTGCCCCATTGTTGTGATTGATATTTCTTTGTCGTAATAAGTTTCAAAGTCGATTGCGTATGTATTTTTCATTTTTTAAAGTTGAGGTCTTCAAGGATGCTAAGTCTCCCAAGCATGTCTGACAGATCTCTGGTAAGTTTTTCTTCTCTTTGTTTTGTTATTTTTGGTTTTGCCAGTCCCCGTAAAAGGATTTCTATTGCGTCCAAAAGCATCTGAGCAAGTTCTGCGGAACGAACTCCAGACTCCCGTAGCAATACAAACTCGGCCGCGATTTCATCATAATCCTTACCCACGAATGGATACGGTATTATGTTAAACTGTTCGGCCAGCCCTTCACTGGCTCGCTTCAAGTTAACCCTCTAAGGATTTTCTATCTACGATTTGAGGCCCATCGAGTGGCTCGATAAGACCTTTTTTAAGAAGGTATTCTTCATTCATGGGAATAGATGTTGGAGCGCCATTCTTGTCCAGAATACGTGACTCTTGTTCTGGAACTTCCGCCATCTTTTCCATTTTTCGAAAACCTTCTCCACCAAGAACTCCGTTAAGAAGTTCCACCATAAGAGGGAACAATCCGGTCAACACATCTTTTTCAACCGCGTTTGCCTCCCCATCTCTAGGGAGCATCTCAACGCTGATCTTATCTGTTCCTTCTTCGTTTTTAATCTGAACTGCTAACTCAATCATATTATTTATCTTCTTTCATTTGTGGTTGGTTGAGGACGAGTGACCTAGCCCTGCTGCGGCAATCTGAACATTCCCGCTCAAGGTCTGCCATGAAGCCTAAGAGTTCCTGGGTAAACTCTTTTAGCCCCTCGTTCTCTATTTGTAGACGGCCGTTTTCCTCCACAAGGACAGCAGCCGTTTTATGGTTTTGTTCCGCCAGATCCACCACCCGGTGGTAAAACTGATGTATCCTATTCAGATTTCTCTGAGATTCAAAGGTTTCTTTTTCAAGTTCTTCTTTGCCTATAACTTCTTCAATTTTCATATGTTGGCCTCCTGGTTTAAAACAATGGTAGGATTCTTCGGGTTGGTTAAACATATAAAGCCTTCTGCTAGAAGATAATCTAGCTCCTTTAATACCTCCGAGGTAAATTTATTTTCGTTTTTTTGTTTTTCTTTTTGCATTTGCTTTTACCTTTTTTATATTTGCTTTGGTGCTTTTTGTTTCAGTTTTGGGGAATGCAAATCCCCGCCGATCCCATAGCCATTCAATTATCATTAGTTGTCTCCTTTTCTAGTTGGTGGTTTAGTTTATTTTCTTGGATAATATCCATTAGTTTTTTTGCGTGAGCGTCACAGTCAAAAAAGAAAATAGATGTAGTGCGTTCAGTTTTTGGATCAGTAGAAAAGATGACAGTAGGGAACCATCGCTTGCTGATCCACACAAAAAGCCATAACCAAAAATGTTCCATCATTGTATTTTACCTCTATTAGTTTTATATAAAAGAAACGCAGCTCGTACCAATGCCCTTTCTAAATGAGCAATAGCATCTTCCCCATTTGTATCTGGATTAGGTCTATTGCCGTCAATTTGTGTCATAGCCTGACACACATGCCCTATCATTCGATCGGCATTATATCTCCGGCTGTCCGTATGAAACCATTGTCCAAACACACTTTTGTCTGAGCCTTTATCCATAATCTTACAGATTACAGAAAAAGCCTCATTTGCGACCTCAATCGCAGTTGGCGCTATTTTGTCTTGATCCATATACCTTTCACTTGCGTCGGTGTTTGAACTTGAAAATGAAATATATCCCTCAAGAGATATACAAGTCGACGGAGGACGTCCGGTGTTTCACGCGGCAAGGAACACTTAACCTGTCGACGCTTCTCGCGCCGCACCATGCCGGAACGTCTCCCCTTCTTCATCTGCTTAGATTAAGCTAGAAGCCCAAGCCTGGAACTCGTCATTGTTTGTTCCAGCCAATTTGAACGTGGGGGTAAACCAACTGCCCATCGTATTGGTGTTGAGCTTGCTACTCACCTGGTAGCGACCCTTTGTTAGGCCACCCCGCAACACTGTCTGACTGTCAGTCAACAACTGACGACCAGCTCCGCGGTACGCACTTTTTGTGAGGTTGTATTGCGCCAGCGCGTAGTTCTTTTTATCCGGTCCCTCAAGAGAAAAGATCGGATTCTTATCTTTAGGCTCTGCAACCAACAGGGTCAGAACCAAGAATGGAATATACCGATCCACATCGTCGGACTCGGAGATATCCAAAGTTCCACCTGCCGCTTCGACTTCAGCCTGCGAAGCAAAGATCTTTGGAATCACATCCGTTCCGTAAGGAATTTCCTGGATGTATTTCTTCTGGATGTGAGTGATGATTGCTTCCATTGCTGAGTCTTTACTACCAACAACAAGTTCTTTGTTAAATACAAAAGAACCGGGTTGGAAGTTATTACTGAGATTTCCAGTTTTACCGACAAGATTGATCCTGGGGATCAAAAAGTCGGAAGCTTTAAACTCTCCGTCTACTCCGGCGTTGCGATTGGTAATAGTCGGAGATTTGTTCTCCGCAACAGCCAATGCTTTGTCTTCGTTTGCCTCTACGGCTTCTTTATCCTTCTTACTGAATGATGTTTTCATTTTATTTGTTTTAGCTCTTTTACTTCTTTATTTTTTCTTAGTTGATAAGATGGCTCCCCGCGCGTCATTGCTTCGGCAGCGATGAGGTCATCTTCCAGTTGTTCTTTCGCCACGGTCTTCTGACCGCGAGGCGCCTTGGCCGCAACTAGATCGGCCAAATCTGTGAACTTAATCTCACACGCGGAGCTGAACTCCTCGGGAGTAAGTTTATTCTTTACCAAATCCCAAGCTTTCTGAGAGTCTTTGATTTCCCGACGTCCTTGGATTTCTTTTAATCCATACCCCGGGATTTCACCACCCTCTTTGGCAAACTCTAAATTGTGTTTACGCACACTTGAACACCAAGCTTCCATAACCATTGCAATACGTTGGGCTTGAGCCCTACGCTCTGGCGTGGATAGTTGGCTTGGCTGAAATAATTCTGGAAGTTGAGCGTCATGCGCCATGTCATAGGCTTTAACGATTTGCATGGTGGCTCCATGGACTGCTGGGCAGTCTGGTAATTTGTGACAATAAATACACTGATCCCCCGGGGTGTAATCTGCTTCCGTATGATTTTTGCATTTGTCTATGATTCCTTTTATTCTTTTGTGGATTCTCCCGTAGTCAGCCTCACGGCTAAACGCATGGGTGAAAATCAAATCTAGTCTTGGTTGTAAAATGTGAACTGTGACCTCATCGATGTAATCATATTTATCAAATACACCCAACGTATAAGCCCACATCTGAGCGTTATGTTCCGCGTCGTCGACAGGATTAAACCCAAACTTATAGTCAATCAAATGCGCTTTACTGCCGCGAATCATCAATCGGTCGACAAAACCCCATTGATCAAAAACCTCCAGCTTAATTTCTTTGAGGTCAAGCATCGGTAGTTAACTCCGCTCGCAAACGTTCGATATAATCTAAACATTTCATTACGAGTTTGGTTTCGTCGGCATTAAGATCTTCAAAGTCGCTCATCTCACAAGCGTGATGCATAGCGGTTCCACGCTGGGTAACAATATGTACTTCCCCGTCCCTCTTGGGTTCATACCCTGGGCAGAGTTCGCGGCTTTTAAGAGTGCTTGGGCTATACCTTGCGTGTTGAGTGTCCATTAGCGTGGGGTAGATTGTGACTCTGGAATCACAACCGTCAAGGATTAATTATGAGTTAACAAATCGCCGTCGTTTAATAAATCAATGTTACGAAGTTTTCTCTTGACGGACTGGCTAACTTCTTCCTCAACAGAATTGGCTGCAAATAAAATGTATTGAAGAGCTGGCGATTTTGCTCCTGAACGATGAATACGACCAAGAGCCTGCTTCAAGTCAATAGCCGAGTACGTTGGACTAATTAGCGATACGCGTGGCCTTCCGTGCAAATCGTGAAGACTCACTCCAACTCCTCCCGCGTTTATTTGACACAACAATAGATGATGTGCGTTTGATTGGAATGCCTTTACATTATCTTCTCGCTCCTCAGAAGATTGGCCGCCGTGGATAAACAAAGGTTTTAGTTTCTTCATCCGCTCTCCGATTGCTTCCAATGTTTGTCTGAAGTTCACAAAGCAGACAACGCTTTTATCCTCTGCAAGAAATTCTTCCGCCATTTCTACAATTACAGGAACTCGCAAAAGTTCAATTTCCTGTCTCATGCGGAGGCGTTTTGTTAAAGGGCTTTCCGGATCCCTATCGTCTTTGGCTTTATCTTTTAGTTCAGCTATCTCTCGCTCTACTTGCTGATATAGTTCTCCGATCTTTGGGGAAATGTCAAACGTTTGAGCGTTAACCTGATTGCTTGGGAAAGCATCTCCAAGCTCACTAATCCTTATCCGAACCCCCTTGTCCGGGAATATCTTCGAATGGATGTCCGTAAGAACTTTCTTGCCCCCACGAAAAGTCATTCCTCCCCACGGAGCTTTAACTACGCCGTTCTTGTGAAGCCAACTAAAAAAGTTTACTCCGTTGTGTAACCCCAACAGTCTCCCCGTAAAACGCATATCCAACGGACTGCCGGCCGCGGTAGCCGATAGCATCAGGATTTTAGAAGATTTCGCAGCCTCAAGCATTGCCCCATTTTGAGACTTATAGCTTTTACACTTATGCACCTCGTCGAATATGTACATAAAATTAGGATTGCTGTCCGTCCACTCCCATTGCTTATTTCCTAGTTTTTTAATGTGAGGAGTGTTACCAGTACGCAACTTTTCGTAGTTAAGTACGAATTTTGGTTGTAGCCCAAAAGTGCTACACCATTCTTTCCAAGCCGGAAGAACTATTTTAGGAGCTACAATTGCAAACGGGATATCAAGTTCTTTGACTACCGAACAAGCCGTTACTGTTTTTCCAGTTCCAGTATCAGAGCAATCCAGCGCGATCGAGTGGTTCTGAATTGCCTGAAGTATAATACTTTTTGATTTCTCCTGCCACGAGCGAAGTTGAACAAGCGTCTGAGTGTTTTTCACGAACTAGTTCAAGCCAATCTTCCGCAGCCATCGTAACAAGCCACGGGCACTTGTTTTTTCTATGGGCCACAACTGGCACACTCTTGCCACTGTCTCGTTTGGCCTGCTCCATTGCTTTATTAATGTTGAGTGCCTCAACCCTTTTGACTTCAAAGTGAAAAGGGAGGTTGCTGACAACATCTGGCGATTCCGGGCTCCCCGAGAACTGGCGACCGCGCCTTGCCTCGAAACCTTTCGCCTTGAGGACGTCGCGCCACTCACGTTCTCCGACTTTGCCTTTTGTACAACTGTTCATTTTTTAAGTGTGTATTCATCGTGGAACGTAGAGTGAACTCAAATTGACAACTGTCAAGTGATTATGCAGAGTAGTCCCTTGCCTATAGAGAAATATGGAAAGTCCTGGCCCGATGGTGCTGGCGACCTCGACATTGAATTGCTCGCCTTCAAATGGGGTTTGCGCCCGGAAGATGGAGGTTTGGGCAAGGCTCAGCACTTTAAAAATGTGGTAGATATTTTATGGCCATACCACAAAACTAAAAGCAAAAACGGATTTCATTGGCACCCTTGGGCTGACTGGATGATTGAGCGAGCTTGCGAACATAACTATCTAGCCATTTCCGGACCAAAGTCCTCAGCTAAAACTTCTACTATGGCCATGTGGGGTCTTGTTAATTGGCTGTGCGCCCCGCATGAAACTCTTGTGCTGGTTACTACGACCAGCGTTCGCGAAGCTAGAAAGCGTTTATGGGGTTCAATACGCGAGCGGTATATGCAGGTTCCAGGACTTCCCGGAAAGTTAATTGACTCGATGGGTAAGATTGTGCTGGACGTATCTGAGTCCGGCGAAGCTTCGGATCGATCCTCCATAACCTTGGTTCCCTCCAGCCCGGACAAGGAAAAAGAAGCAACCGCCAAACTAATTGGTTTAAAGAATAAAAGAGTGTTTCTAATTATTGACGAGGCCACCGACGTTACCAACTCTGTCTTTGAGGCTATTAATAATCTTAATGCTAACCCTCAATTTCAATGCGTCGCCCTAGGTAATTTCAATTCGCAGTACGATCCATTTGGAGTGTTCTCCACGCCAAAAGACGGTTGGAATTCAATCACAGTAGACGCCGATGAGTGGGATACCAAGACGGGGAAATGCGTTCACTTAGACGGACTTAAAACACCCAACATCGAGCACAATGATAAATGGCCGTTTTTGTTAACCTCCAAGCAAGTAAAATACGCAATTGAGAACGAGGGAGAAAACTCCTTGTCATTCTGGAGATTCATAAGAAGTTTTCCAGCTCCTGTTGGGGCTGAAGAGGGCATTTATTCGGAAGCCGATTTCAGAAAGTACGATGTCGCCAAAGAACCCAGATGGTCGAATACTCCTATGTTCCTGGCTGGATTTGATCCGGCATTCACAAATGGAGGAGATAGATCAGTTCTCGCCATTATTAAATATGGTCAGAGCGAGGAGTCTGGTCCCGCCGTAGCATTGCATAAATTCCATCACCTAAGAGAAGATGTTACCAAACCAGAACCCAGAAACTTTCAGATTGCCCGAGAAGTTATTCGGTTATGCAATGAATCCGGTGTACCTCCTGAACGGCTAGCCATAGACGCTACTGGAGCAGGCGATCCGTTTTGCGACATCTTGGCTGAGCTTTGGTCCCCAAGAATTGTACGAATCAAGTTTGGAGAAAAAGCATCCGCTTTGCCCGTTAGCATTACTAATCCCATTCGAGGCTTAGATAAGTATACTAACCGCGTTACCGAACTGTGGTTTTCGGGAGTTGAATATATGAGGTCGGGCCAGCTTAAAGGTATACTCCCCGACTTAGCCAAAGAGATGACCGGTCGAAAGTATACAACCACAGCGGGAGGTAAGGTCACTATTGAGCCCAAGCGAGACTACAAACTTCGTCTTGGCCGATCACCCGATTTAGCCGACGCCTTTTTCCTTGGGCTTGACCTTGCCAGGCAAAGACTTGGCATTCAAGCAGGTTCTCTTTTTGGGGGTAAAATAAGAGATTCTTGGCAAAAGCAAGTAAAGAAATTAGACCAAGCCGTGTCCACATCTTCGTTTTTAGGTTAACTGAAATCTGATTGACAGGAACATTCACTTCCCCCATACTAGCCAAACTTGTGGAGCCCAAATATCCTATTTCTTCTCCTAACGACGATTCTTTGTTAAATTTGGATAACAAGGGAAAAGCGCCTAAAACCCGAATTACCGATCAAAAAGGTTTGCACGGTTTGTATCAACAATTGTATTTGGCTGACGAACAGTCCGCTCGCGATCGCGCTCGGATCATGGATATGTTTGACGGAGCCTCTCCTTACGACCCAATCGTACTTCGCAGACTAGGTCAAAGTTACCGCGCCAATTTAAATTTCGGTGAAGCTGGGGCAGACCTTGAAAAAGCTCTTACGTCATATAATGACCTTGTAACTTCTGTTGACCGTTTGGTAAACGTTAGAACTAAGTTTGGCGACGAAAGTCAAAGAGAAGAATACGGAGCAATTATTGCCGAAGAATTTAATCGTCTTATCACTAAAGATTGGGGCAGTTTTTATTTTAAACAACAACTGCTTTCTTATTATTTTGTTTCGCAAGGTTTAGGAATTGCCTTCTTTGAGGATGATCGAAATTGGAAGTGGAATGTTTGCCCTATTGGTGATTTCTTTATTCCTCGCGGAACTTCCGCAACCGAAGGAAAAGTCGATATAGCTTGCGTTCGCAGGATTTACCTAACCCACGAATTATACGAGTACATTAAAGATCCTAAAATTGCTGCCCAGGCCGGATGGAATGTTGAGGCAACAAGACAAGCAATTATTGACGCTACCACGACTTTTCCTGCCGACGGCTTAAACTGGGAAGAACTCCAGAGGCAAATGAAGAACAATGATCTTTACTTTGCTCATGTTCGAGCAAAAGAAATTCACGTTGTACACTATTACGTTCGAGAGTTTGACGGATCCTATTCACACGCGATTGGGCGAAGAGATGGAAGTGGTGATTTTTTATTTAAGAAGATTAATCAGTTTAAAGCCGCTGAAGAAGCTTTTCATATTTTTACATATGGCATTGGTAACGGCACGTATCACTCTATTCGCGGGTTAGGCTATAAGATTTTCCCGCACATTCAGATGACCAATCGTTTGCGTTGCGCCATGGCAGATGGAGCTATGCTACAGACTTCCGTTCTTCTTCAACCCCAAAGTGGAGAAGATGTTTCTAGAATGTCGATGGCGTATTCCGGACCGCTATCGTTTTTGCCCCCAGGACTTAATGTTGTTCAAACTCAGTACCCAAATTTAGCAGCCAATGTTCAGCCTTTAATTAATGAGATGGCGATGGTTCGCCAAAGCAATACTGGATCTTATAGGACTCAAATGAATGGTCCTTCCGGAAATCCAAGGACTGCCACAGAAGTTGAAGCCCAAGTAGCGAATGAAAGTATTCTTACAACGAACTCAATGAATTTGTTTTACGTTCCTTGGGGCAGATTGCTTCGGGAACAGTTTAGGAGACTGCAACGGGATACTTGGGTTCCAGAAGAAGACGGAGCAAAAGAAGCCATGCTGTTCCGTACTCGTTTGGAAGAAAGAGGAGTTCCGTGGCAAGCAGTCAAAGCCGTATACAGCGTGGAGCCAGTTAAGTCCGTTGGGTTAGGTTCTCCAGCGGCTCGTATTACGGCCTTCAATGAATTTATGGGAATGCTTCCCCGTTTTGATGAGGTCGGTCAAGTCAACGCAATTCGCGACCGGATTGCTGCTCGAGTCGGTTACGATCAGGTCGACCGTTATCTACCAAATCCTAACGTTAAAAATCGTATTCCTGCCGACGCCAAGATTGCTCAGTTAGAAAACGCTGCAATGCAGGAGGGCAAACAGATGACCGTTCTGCCTAGCGAAAATCACTCCGTTCATTTATCTGTGCATCTCGGCGAGAGTAGTCCTATTGTTGAGGCAGTGCAGAATAAACAAGTACAAGATAAACAGCAAACATTGGCTTATCTCTCCTTAATGTTCCAGCACGTTAATGATCATTTTATCAGGATTGCTCAAGACCAGACAAAGCAAGGAGAACTCGGTCAGATTAAAATGGCAATGAATTTAATGCGAGAAGCTGTCGTCAATTTGCAACGTGATGTTGAGGAAGATATCCGAAAGGCTAACGAAGAACAACAGCAAGCGGCTCTAGAACAGGGCCAAGTTCAACCTATAAGCCCTCAGATGCAAATGAAAATGCAAGAACATCAGCTTGATATGCAGTTGAAACAAGAAAAAGCGATGCTGGACGCCAAGTTTCAAGAAGCCGAGATGAAACAAAAATTAGCTTTACAAGATGCTCAGGCCGCGGCTAGTTTAAGTGCTGCGTTGAAAACTAACACCGCACCAAAAGCATGACATTAAACGACTGGAACAAACGAGACGATTTTAAAATTGCTTGGAAAACTTTTCGTCGCTCTGAAGCCGGTGAAGCGTTAGCAAAAGTTTTAACAAATCTTGGGACTCCAATCCCAACTATGCCTCCCGTTGGAGTAGACTTTATTGATTGGAACGCGACTTTAAATGCGCGTAGAGAAGGTTATTTTGAAGTTATCCGAGTATTAAATTCTTTGTCGGAAGATTTTGTCCAGAAGGACGAATTACCAGAACCCTGGGAAACTAAAATAGAAACCACAAACCAATAAGGAAAACAAACCATGAGTGAAACAGCCACCGCAACACCGGAAGCACCAGCATCAACCCCCGCGCCGTCAGGAGATAATTTTGTATCTTTTGCCGATGCTTTGGATAAAGGATTTGAGTCCATCGATAAACCAGTGGCTGCGGAAACTACACCCGTTGCTGCTGTAGCTCCCGAACCATCAAAAAGTAAGGAAGTTGTTACGCTCCAAAAGTCGGATGCTTCAACCACAACTAATCCCCTGGACGTATTGACAAAACGGTTGACTGGTAAAGAAGAAATTGTTTCTCAGGCTAAAACTGATGCAGCTGATGACTTAGATATTAAAACTCCCGACAATTTAAAACCTGAAGCTCAAACTGCTTGGGCGCGTCTTACAAAAGACTTGCGAGATGCCCGAACAAAATTGAAAGAGTTGGAAACAAAAATGACTGACTCTTCTAATACTTCCGTTGAACAGGCAAATTTGCAGAGTCAATTAGATACTCTTAAGGCTGAAAGGGATGAGTACGAAAACGAGTTAAAGTTTTCCAGACTTGAGTCTACCCGAGAATATAAACAAGCCGTCACTGAACCGTTAACGAATTTGCAAAAAGAAGTTGCTGAGATTGCCGCTCTTTACGAAAACGTTGATCCGCGCAATCTTTATGTAGCAATGGCAGAAACTGACCCGGCCAAGCGAAGAGCCATGCTTAAAGAAGCCACCAGCAACTTTGACCCAGTCGATTCGCTTGCCGTCCGAACCAAAGCCGAAGACCTTCACAAAGTGTTTGCTCGGAGAGACATTTTAACAAAGGACGTTAATACTGTTCTTCAGTTGATTGAATCCGAAGAAAGACAGCAACATGAAGCTTTTCAAAAGAGAACACAAGCCGAAATAGAAGCCGCTTACCAGACTGAATGGGAAAACATGCAAAAAGAAAACGCTCTTTTACGCCCTATTGAGGGAAATGAACAGTGGAACAACACCATTCAGAGCATTCAGAAGCAGGCTATGGATATTGAAAATACCGAACTCGACCCCCGTTCAAAAGCCAAATTAACCTTTAGCGCGGCGGCTATGCCAGTTGTTATGAATGTATTCCAAGACTATGTAAGCAAGTCTCAAGCAAGAATTACAGAGCTTGAAAACCTTGCTAAAGAGCTTAGCGCCGTTAGCCCATCTTCTGGAAGATCTAAAGGTTCAGCTGCTGAAATGCCAGCCGATCTTAACTTCTTGGATGCTTTGGAACGTGGCTTAAAATAAATTTGCATAAAGTATTGACACGTTCTATCCGGTTGATACTTTTAACTAGTTCGGTGCAGGTATAAAGATTGAGACCCTTGCCGAACAAGACCTATAAAAATTGAAACGGTCTAGCAGAATTCGGGCATTAAAAGCTCTGGGATGCCGCCAGGGAAAAGTTTTGACAGTGGCGACGATGGATAGTTCCGATAGGAACTGGCATTGTTGTTACAAATCATAACCGACCCTTAGCGCGAGCTGGGGGAAGGATGAAAGGAAATTGATACTAATATGGCTACTACGTACTCTATTGAGCAGCTTCTTGTTAAAGAAGCAGGTCGTATCGGACCGGAAATTTATCGCCGGACGATTGACACTTCCGCTTGGCTCAAGCTCACCAAGCAAGAAACCTTCCCCGAGGAGATGGGCGATGTGATCAGCTCGGTTACTTTCGAGCGTTTCTACCCCTCCCGGGCAATTGCAGCCTCCACTGCTAACGGTTATACCTCCGGTGATATCACAGCTGACGCTGGTTATAACTGGCGGACCCTTGGCTCGAACCCTATTGATCAGACCTATACTGGATTTAATCCGTATACTCAGACGATCTCTGGCGGAACGACTCCTCCGGTGTCTTCTAGCTCGCCTTCGTCCACTGCTGGTAACGCACTGCCCCAGCCTTTGACCAACGCTTCGTTCGGTCAAAAGCTTCGTCAGTACCGCTTGCAATGGGCATCAGTTGACTCCCCTGACATCGCTCTCGAAGACTTGCGCTTCGCAGTGAAACGTCGGGAACAGCTGTCCAACATCATGGACGTCCTCACTGAGTCGACCTCCTTGGTTTGGCAGGATCGTTATCGCCAGTTGTACACCGAACAGGTTGCAGCTGAAGGTAACCTCGTCCTCCCCAGCGCTTCCACCATCGGAATTCTTCCTGTCAACTCGACTGGAACGAATTCCTTCAGCATCAGCGCCACCGACTTGGTTGGCGTTTACAATGCCGTTACCACTGGTACCGGAACTTGTAACTCGGGCGCGTTTGCTGCCAATGCTCTCCCACAGAGTCAGTTGACTCAGGGCATTCTGAAGCGGCTCTACATGAAACTTATCCGCGACGGCGCGGGAACTAACGCCATGGGCCGTGAAAACGGCGCTCCGGTGTTCATGTTGATCTGCGGTGCTGAAACCAGCGAAAACCTGATCCGGTTGAATGCTGACATTCGCCAGGACTTCCGGTATGCCAAGCCGAATGAATTGCTCACTCCTCTCGGTATTGAGCGTTCCTACGGTGGTTTCTACCATTCAATCGATCCGTATCCTCCCCGGTTCGCCGTGTTTGATACGACTAACGACGCACTTATCCGCGTGTTCCCCTTCCGCAGGGAGACCACGACCAAGGGTACGGCGTACAACATCAACCCTGCTTACGAGACGGCTACCTATGAAGTCAGCTACATCTTCCATCAAGATGTTATGCGCTCTGTGGTTCCTAACGCGATCTCGGTTGACAGCAAAATGGGATTCAACGCTCAGAACTACCGTGGTGAGTTCAAATGGGTTAACATCCTTGACCGCGCATTTAATCCGGACGGCAATGTCGGATATTTTCGCGGAGTGCTGGCCAGTGGCGCTCGGCCCGTGTTCCCGCAGTACGGCTATGTCGTTCTGCACACACGGCCTGCCATCAGCCTTGACTACGTTAGCTAATTAAAGGAAGGAGAACTCTAAATGAGCTTCCCCATCCAAGTTCGCACGCAGGATAATGTCCTAGCCGCTCAGATTCGTAGCGTCCTCGCCAATGGCGCGGACTGGACGAACACTGTGGCTCTGACTGCCGCTACCGGCACCGCGAGCAACACAATTAGCGACGTTGGCGCAACCTTCAGCCAAACGACCTTGAACAACAATTTCAAGTCGCTTGCTGCTAAGGTGAACGAATTGATCACCCTGATCAATAACGTCAACGCTCAGAACTCATAATTAATTGGTCCCCCGGGGTTCTATCCCCCGGGGGATCATACTCTTTCAAGAAAGACTAATCTTATGGACAATATCTCTTTTCCCGTACCCAAAGGCTTTACACCTCCAGAAGGTGTTGCTGAAGGCGATTCGTTCGACTTCATGGCCAGCGGCTTTTTTAAAGGACCTACCATGTATCTCTCCGCAGTTGAAGGTGTAGCAGTTTCCCCCGGCAAAGAAGTCGAAGAAGAAACTGAAACCGAAATGCCTGAGGAAGATATGGGTATGGTTCAAGCCGTTGAAAAAGGAATGTCGAAGAACGAAATGGCGTAAAGCCGTGGATAAACTCATCTTGGCGGTTGTCAAGCAAGCCTGGAACGATCTCCAGGATCTTGACACCGGCAAGAAACCCGCCAGGCCCAAAGCCTGTTATGAGCGGGAATCGTTCGAACTTTGTTTCGAGCTATTCTTGCCTTTGTTGGGTGTTGAGAGCTATACTGCCAATAAGATGAAATCACGGTTATACCCAACCCTAGATAGGATATTTAGTCATGGAAAATGACCATCTAGTCACCCTTCTTGAGCGTACCGCCCGCATGGACGAAAAGCTCGATTCCTTGCTTGACGATCGTGATAAGCACGACCAACGAATCGGTAAGGTGGAGAAGCATATTCACATGGGATATGGAGTCGTGGCAGTAATGACATTCATGATTTCGACCTTTGCCGAATTCTTTTGGTCAAAGATTTTTGGCAAGCATAGTTGACAAATAAAAATAAGACCACACAATAGGAGTACTTTATGGATTCAATTCGCAACCCTTTTTTTGCTTCTGCTGTAGCAACTGTTGACCGTGTTTTAGCCGCTCAAGTTACTTCTATTTTTAGCACTCAAATTTTAAACAATTTAACACCAGCAGATATTGGCGCTGCTAACGCATTCTTAACCGCCACTGCCAGCATTAATTTCGGGTCTATTGGGGTGTCTGGTGGATTCTTAGATTCCGATGTTACTGTTACGGGAGCTGCACTAGATGACTGGACTTCGGTTAATTGCGTTTCTATTCGCGGTTCAGGAGACGGCTCTCGCTCTCTTATTTTTAGCAGTTTTGTTTCGGCCGCAAATACAGTTACAGTCAGAGCCATAAACCCTACTCTTGCGTCTGTTAACCCCGGTTCCTACACTTTTAAAATTTTGGTCGCTAAAGGAGTTTAATTATGCCAACTTTTTTTGATGAAAATCTTGCCCCTTCAGTAACCCAAGAAACTGATGCCGCGCTTGTATCGCTTGGACAACGTGGTTTTGATTATGTTGATACAACCGCAGCCGTGGTTGGGAACTATGCTTCCATTCAAATTATTGCTTCCGGAACCAGCACGTTTACTGCTTTGACGGCCCTCAACTCTACAGTCGGTGCCCTTGGAACCACTGTAGCTTTGACAGCTGGAACAATTATTTACGGACCGTTTACCGGGTTTACTTTGGCTTCAAATAGCAAGGTCATAGCCTACAAGGCAGGATAAACTGCCATGCCGAAACTCGGCTTAGGTTTATCGTTATTGCAAACTTCTGGTTCGTCTTTTGATCCAGACGCGGTTGCGTATTTCACTCGGGCAGGCGTTACAGATGCCACAGCCCAAGAACAAATCAATGCGTTTGTGAAGGGCTTGAAGAATTTGGGGCTTTACAATAGCATTGTTTCTTGGCCTCTTCGCTCTACTCAAAATGCTGGAACTGGAACGACTGCATATAGCTTGGGTGGGTTGGGGACTTATGATGCAACATTAAGTGCTAGTCCATCTTGGGGTACTACTGGCGTTTCATTTTCTGGAACAGGAACGCTTTTGAATAATTCACTAGCGACTCTAGTTAGGGGAAACAATGGATATGGAACTGTTCTTATTTGCTCAAATTCAGCAAGCGGAACTGTAAATTTTGGAGTTCTAAAGGGTGGTGGTAGCAATCAAACAGGAGATAACTATATAGCATTTGCAAGGCAATTTAATTTTTTGGCTCAGAGTCAAATATATTTAACTGGTGGAAGCGGCGGCAGAGACTTCGGTTCTTTGTCTTTCAATGCTTCTGGCTTTCAATTCTTTGGCTCCTCTAGGACTGGACTTACCGCACCAGCAACAGATACCGGGTATGTAAAATTAAATTCCTCGACAAACTCGACACTCTCTGGGTCTGGTAATTTGCCATCAACAAATCCATTTGGAGATAACTTCTATATCTTTGGGTCTAGTAACTCTGGAAACACATACGCATTTTCAATGGTATCAACTGCAATATCTACAACTAATATGGAAAGCATCAGATCGCTTTACAAAACCACTCTTGGTGATGGGCTTGGATTGCCATGAGGATAATTTCTTTCTGCGCAGTTATTCCATTTTTTCTTTGTTCGTGCATCTCTACACGCACGACTTCCTCCGGTTCACTCACCCTTCAGGCCACAACTGATTCAGTCTTAAAGGCTCAGTCGATTGCCCGTTCAATCCCCGCCTGCAAACCAGTTGCCGATGAGCTGGACAATACCAAAGACCAGATCCTAAAGCTTCAGTCTCAGGTCGATAAGAACTTCAAAGAACGTTCGGAGATGGCCGAGAGGCTTGAATATCTTGAGGCCAAGTACAGCAAATCCGTTGGGATGGTGTGGAAGTGGCGTTTGATTGGCATCGGCGGGATGCTCTTACTACCCGCATTTTTGGCCTTGCGTAATTTCTTTCCCTTTCTTAAACTCTTTTAAGTGAAAAAGTGGCTAAAGGATAACGTCCAAGGACTGGGCGCTTTGTCGTGCGGCTTAGCCTTGTTTCTTGCCTTAGGCCCAATCCTTCACGCTATTGACCCCGGAGCTGGAGTTGTAGACCTTGGAGCCCTTCATGTTGTTCTGTTTGCGGGCGTTAAGTTGCTCTTTGCAGTGACATTAGCTTGGCTAATAATCAATATTGAGTTCAAGTTTTTAGACCAGTACATGGATAATAATGCTTTGGAGGATGACTGGCGGGAGCTAAACGGTCAGACGCGAGCGACCATATTGGTCACCGTGTTTATAGGACTCGTTTTAGCCTTCGCCCTGTTATGCGGATAGTTCATGCGTTGGCTTTGGCATCTCTATCTTTGCTGGGTACCGGAGAGGGAGTTGCTCAGGGAGTCGTATTATCGCGAGGAGCAAGAGTGGAAAGCCTTATGGAAGTTGCCAGAAATACGATCGGACTTCGAGAAGGACCCGGAAACTCCGGGGCCGTGGTGGACGAGATCCTAGCCACAGTTGGACTGGAAGGTAGTCGTGCTCCTTGGTGCGCGGCTTGGGTTGTCTATGTAGGAGACAAAGCTTTCGGCAAGGAGGCCAATCCATTCCCCCGTTCCGCTTGGAGTCCATCCTTTGTCGTTAAACCCACTTGGGATCGCGGTAAAGGCATGACCCCGGGACCCGCCGACGCTTTTGGCATATACTTCCAAAGCTTGCGTAGGGTGGCTCACACGGGGCTTATAGAGCGAATTGAGGGTAAAATGGCAGTTACAATAGAGGGTAATACAAACGATAATGGAAGCCGTGATGGGGATGGGGTCTATCGCAAGCGTCGGCCATTGTGTACAATGCTCGCAAGGAGCTGGTTATGAGTATTAAACTAGGAGCAATAGGAGTACAGAAGGTTTGTACTAAATTGATGGAACAAGGTTTTCTTGTGAGTATGCCCATTTACGATGACGGGTATGATTTAGTTACGGATTGGAAGGGGAATATGGCGCGGGTACAGGTTAAAACTACTATTGGAAATGAAGATTGTCGACGCAGGAAATTAAAGTTTTTCGCCATAAGAGGTCCAGGTTTTGGACACATGAAAAAAAGGTTATACTCTAAAGTAGACTGCGATATTTTTATATTTTACCACACAACTCTGGATGCGTTGTTTATTATACCAAGGGAAAAACTTCCACGTACAAAGTCGATTTATCTTGAACTTAACTGTAAATGGCGCGACAATTGGAATACATTGAAAGGAGTTTCGAATAAATGAGTCTGTCTGATATGGACACAACGGGTCGCAACAGAAATGTTTTAAGTCCTGTTGTTGAGCCGACAATTGTTACTGCTTCTTCTTCTTCGCCAATAACCCCGCCATTCGACCCAACCACTAGTTCCTTTACTTTGAGGGTAACAAATTTTAATTTACTTAGCCCAGTAATCGGAGCGGGAGGAGTAAATTCTGTCCTTTTTACGGGGACAGACGGCGGAGCGTTTAGTACTCCCGCCGGAAAGAACGTGATAGTTAAAAACTTGTATATAAGATTAACGGGATTGGCCCTTAGCGGAACTTATCTTGGGTATAACTGGAAGGCCCCAACTCTGCGGGGCTACAGAAACGGAACAACTACTACTGTCACTAATTCTTTCGCTTTTACCTCAGGAACAGTCGAGAATCCTCTTTCTGCCTATAACATCACAGATCATTTTGGATTTGCCTCCACTCCGGCTGGGGGTCGAAGAACTCTACTTACTGGAGAGTCATTAACGCTGGGCGTTTCGGTTGCTTATTCAGCTGATACAAGCGGGTTTACTTTTACAACATTCCGCGGAGACGCATACGCTGAATGTCTACTCGTAAACATATAGTCTCATATTGACTCCCAAAAACCAGTTGCCATACTACTTGCGATGAGTTTTCCTAATCCCGACAACTACGCCCGAGATTGCGATTGCGGAACAGCCGGGGCGAATACTACTCCTCCTCCCGCTAATCTTGTCGCAGCACTTATCCCAAACCCTCTTCTTCTGCCACTCGGCGGTTCAATCGATACAAGAAATCTAGCTGGAACTGGTGGGTATATTAAAACAAGCGGAGACGAGGGAGGTCAGGCAGGTGGGTACATAGACACATCGGCAACTGATGGCGGTTCTAGTGGTGGGTACATCAACACAACAGGAAGCGATGGTGCGGGCGGGTACATAGATACAAGGGGTACTGGTTCTGGTTATGGCGGCGGCAACATCAATACCTCTGCCGGCACGGGAGGAGCTGGTGGGTATATCTATACTTATGGGGAAGATAGTGGTGGCGGCGTTATCGATACGCACGGAGAAGAAGTTACGGCGCCAGGAGGAAGTATTTATACTAATGGAAGCGGAACTGAACCCGGAGGGTCGATCAATACTTCCTCTGGAGGTGGTTCAATCAATACCCGTGGGACTGGGTCGATTGAATTTGGAGTTTCTACAACTAGAACCACCCTCAATGGGTCAGCCACCGCCGCCCGAACAGTTACTCTCCCCAATATCACTGGAACGTTGCCGATTGCTTTGATTAGTGCTTCTACATCACTTTCTTTCGGTTCTATCACCGCAGGAGGGTTTGTAGATTTAACAATTACACTTACTGGTGCAGCCACCACCGATGTTGTTTTTGTCACCTGCTTGGATACGGCTGGTCGCGGAACTACCAATGGTAAGCTTATTTTTGAAGCTTTCGTATCTGCTACTAATACGGTAACTGTTAGGGCTCACAATCCGACATCCGGAATAATTGCCCCGGGGGCTGCTTACAACTTTAAAGTAGCTATTATCAAAACCGCATAAGGAGGACTAAATGAGCTGCGATTGTAATACACTTGTAATTGGAGAAGCCGGACCTCAAGGACCTCAGGGTCTTGGTGGGTTCAACGGCACTAACGGTACGAATGGTATTAATGCTTTCACAACCCTTACCGCTTCTTTTACTCAACCAAATGTAGGATCAAATGTAACTATTTCTGTTGGTGATTCTGCCTGGATCGCTTTAGGGCAAAATATTTATATTGCTCAGGCTGGGTACTATCAAGTTATTGCTATTGTATCTTCAACTTCAATTACGGTAGAATTAGTCAATATAGATTTAGTTGCTTCCGGTTCAACTGTTTCTTCAAATCGTAGAATCTCACCCTCATCCGTCGCAGGATACATTGACCCAAATCTAACTTCGATTGATATCAATCAGTCTTTTACCTCCGTTAATCCAGCTTTTAGGGTGAGCGGATCAAATAGTCTTCCCCTAATCCAAGCCGATGCCGTTTTGAATAAGGTCGGTATCAATGTAAGTCCTGCTGCCGGAGGATCAACTTTAACTGTTGGCGGCAGCATGGAAGTTACGGGCAATACATTAGTTTCTTCTGGATACGTAAAAGGTGCTAGACTCCGTGTTGGAAGTGGAGTTCCAGCAGCCGAGCTTACCAAACTTTTATTTTTTACGCCTACAGCTACTGTTACCCTAGCCGGATCCATTGGTTCCGTCCAAAGTGTTTCTCTAACTTGTACTGGGGCAGCCTTGGGTGATGTTGTGACTATTGGATACGCAACAAATCCAGCAACTACCTTTGAAACTGACGTGTCTATTTCAGCTGTTGTTTCTGCCACAAATACTGTAAATGTATTTTTTCACAACTACAGCACTAATGCCTACAGTTCAGTATCCATTAATTTAAACGTTATAGTCTCAACCTATATTCTGGCGGTCTAATGATTTCCGACCAGAATAGGTTAACAGAGGGGATGGGGTCCTTTCTGGGGGGAGCTAATTCTGCCGTTGACCCAGCCCTAATCTCAGAGAATCAATACTCATGGGGTGAAAATATTGTCGTCCGAGATGGTTTTCCCAAGACCCGCCCTGGTTTTAAATTTATTAAGTTACTTCCTCCTGGCGTTGTTCAGGGAGCTTGCTACTTCACAAATCGAATTCGGAATACACAGGATTTGGTAGCTTTGATTAATGGCAAGTTATACGATCTCGCTCCGTTAGAAGCCTCAACACAGGCTCGAGATATTTCTCCTCCTGGTGAGGCAAGTCCTTTTGTATCTCAAAAATCTTCTTTGGTGCAAGCAAACGCTTTTCTGGTTTCGCAGGACGGAACCTCTCCGGCTATTGTTTACGACGGAGCTACTTCTTTTAGGTCCCAAGGGAAAACACAATTAGCCAGTCCAGCAGTGACGATTACCGATGCTGTTTTGGGGGCAAACAATAATCTCATTGCCGTACCCAATGTGGTTGGGATTGAAGTTGGAATGTTGGTTGCCTCCAATTCCGGAGCCGTACAAGATGAAACTTTTGTAACATCTTTTGATATTGAAAATTCTACTATTACTTTAAGTAAAGACGCAACAAGAACTATTGTTACCACGCTTCTTTTTTATTCTCCAGGGATTGTTCGCGACAATATTTCAATACCCGTAGGTTCACTTGTAGCTTACGGCAATGGTCGGTTATGGGTTGCTAATAACAATAACCTTTTTGCCGGAGATCTTGTTGGTTCAAGCTTGAATGCTGAAATTAAGTTTACTGAAACAATTTATTTAACTGGTGGCGGAAGTTTTTATTTTAACGAGAATATAACTGGACTTGTGTTCTTACCTGGACAAGACAATTCTGTTGGCCAAGGAGATCTTATTGTTTTCACACAAAACGCAATTTACGCTATTCGAGCCACTAATTACGATCGCACAACTTGGCAAACTACGCCAGGAATGCAAAGAAAGATATTTGTTGGTCGAGGATCAGAAAACCAAGAATCAATTATTGTTACAGATAAAGATGTGTATTTTAGATCTTTAGAAGGAATAAGATCTCTGGCCCAAACTATAAATGCGGCCGGAGTTGTTAGTTTTGTCGACAGTTTGGAAGCGGCTAGGGTAATGTCTTTTGATACCGAAAGATGGCTAACTTATGCTCCTGGGGCTTTGTTTGACAGTCGATATCTTCTTGGTGGAGCTCCAAAAATTCAAAGAATCACTGATGCAAATGGTAATTACACCGGAAGGTTTAACATTGTTTTCTCTAAAATTGTAAGCAAAGATTTTAACGCAGGGTCAGTGCTTAACGCTCCAGTTCCTGTATTTGATGGAGAGTGGAATGGTTTTCAAATTTGCAAACTAGTGGAAGGAACGTTCGACAATTCCAGACGATGTTTTGCAATTACATGCGATTCAGATGGTAAAAATTGCCTCTATGAAGTTACCCTCGCAGATTATGCCGACGAAATAAAACCTTCCCGAAATGCTGGCGTCGTTACAACCCCTATTGAATGTTCAGTCGAAACTAAACGCTTTTCATTTGGAACTCCCTTTGACATCAAGACTCTTATGCGGGCAGACGTTGGGTTTACAGATGTATATGGAGACGTCACTTGGAATTTGAAATATAGTCCAGACTTTGTTAATCTATTTTACTCAATTCAAGAGAAGACGATACCCAACGAACAGGAAACTCCAGTCCTAACGACACAATCTCCACCCGACCTTCCTTATGGATTCAGGACAGTCCGAACTGTGAAGCCAGAATCTGTTTGTCTTGACCTTACAAATCGGTTGTCTAATTTTGGTTATATGTTCCAGGCCAAGCTTTATTGGGAGGGCCAGGCTAAGCTTGCGCTGTTCAGACTTCATGCTTCCCGCAAGGACATCAGCGATTTGGGAGAATGCGGATGAGCGAGTATTCTGTCTATTTTAATCCTCCCGGATTTGATGATTATCCTCGTACCGTTCAGGATACTGTAGATCACGTAGCGTTGAATGCTCATGTAGAGAGAACAGACGTTGAGGATATTTATGTCACAGGTGGTACTATTCCTTCGGTAGAGGACAACGATAAAATTTGGATTCATACGCCTCAGCCTGGTGATGCTCCTGAACCTCCACTTCCAGTTCCACCGCCTCCGTCAGGAACTTCCGCCACCAGAATTCTGGTCGTGTCGGACTCTTATTCTCCAGCCACTATGCTCCGAGCTTACAATCCAACTACCGGAGCACTCGACAACACTTTTTCAGTTTCGTGGATCAGTATTACTAATCCTTCTATACGTGGTCTCGCCTTAGGACCTTCCGGAAAATATTATATTGCAGTTATGAATACTAGTTCCGGAGCAAACACTATTTATAGAATTAATTCCGACGGGAGCCAAGACGGAACTTTTGCTGCTGGAGTTTTTGGGGGAACCTACCCTTTTGTTCGCGGGCTTCAAGTTCAACCGGACGGGAAGATTATAGCTTTTGGAGATTTTGCCACCTACAATGCAACCGCCGCCGTGTGCATAGTAAGAATTAATACTGATGGAACACTAGATTCAACTTTTGTTTCTACAACCGGAGTTAGTAATATAGCCGGAAACCAAGCAGTGATTTCAACCGTGGGGATTCAATCAAACGGATCCATTTTGATCGGAGGTTTGTTTGATCGTTATAAAGGCGTAAACCTATCCGCTAATAGAATAGGATTTTGTCGTCTGACGTCAACAGCCTCTTTAGACACTTCCTTCACTCCTTATTCGAATGATTTTCTCTCTGGGAACCCGTGTCTATGGATTCAGGGCGATCAGAAAATTTTATTTGCATCACAACAAGTATCCGGGTTGCTACGAAGACTTTTGCCTACTGGAGCTCTAGATACTTCTTTTTCACCGGTTAATACAACCTCTCAGATAGAAAATATTGTTGAAGCATCAAATGGAAAAATATACATATGCGGTCAATTTAATAATCCCGGAATAAAAGTAGTCCGCTTAAATTCAAATGGTTCTGTCGATAGTACCTTTTCCACTTCTTTTGCAGCCAATGGAGCCACCCTCTACAGTTTAGCTGTTTCAAATTCTGGTGCTTGTTTTGTGTCGGGTGTTACGTTCCCGGCAAAGGCGTATAGACTAACTTCTAGTGGAGCAATAGATAATGCTTTTGATGTTTCAATAAGTAACCATCAAACGCGCCAGGGATTACTGCTTCAAGAGTCCCCCGAAATTACTAGTTCCGACTATTCTTCTGGTTTTATAAATGCTGCTTTTTCGTATCAAATTGTGGCTTCTCCAGCTCCCGTAATTTCTTATTCCGCTACTGGTCTTCCGACTGGGCTTAGTTTAAATTCGTCCACGGGTCTTATTTCTGGAACGCCAACGGTTTCCGGAATATTTCCTGTTCTTCTCGGCGCAACTAATTCATCCGGAACCTCTACCAAAGGAATGAACATTCAAATTTTTGACGCAGTTCCGACAACAAATTTTGCAACACCAGCGCTTAGACGATATTCTTCAGGGGCATGGTTTGAGTTTTCTACCCTGAACCGGGGGGATATTATTATAACTTCTGACGACGAAGATGTTACATTCCCCTGGGGTGAGTCCGGGAAAGTTTATGATTTATCTCCCTGGGGAGAGGCAAACTTTACAGTCCCAGTCTTACCAACTCCTCCAGTAGGATTTAAATACAAGTACTATATCGGCGCTCGAATGCTTCAACCCGATCTTCCAGTAATAACACCATGACAATTGTGTATCAAACAGTAACGGCTGGTGGCGTGTATTCACGTACTATAACCGCGTCGAATACAATTTATTTTGCTGCTGAGAATCTTCCTCAAGGATTGTCTATAAACCAAGAAGGTGTTATTTCAGGCGAACTTCAACAAGCCGGACGATTTGCCATCACCATTTTAGCCAGAGGGGTTGGAGGAACAAGCGCCGCTATTCTCGACCTTACTGTCAATACCCCTCCCACGCCCTTTATTACTAGTGTTGACGCAGTGACGCATGAAATGGCTACAGCCTTCTCGTATCAAATCACCGCTTCTTCTCCTACCGCTATTCTCTCTTACGGGGCAACTAGTTTACCCACGGGCCTATCTGTTAATACGGGTACCGGTTTAATAACTGGAACACCCACATCCGTTTCAAATGATGCCGTTATCACAGTTACAGCAACCGTAAGTGCTACAAATGCTGCTGGAACTGGAAATCAAAATTTAATTTTCACCCTTCAACAACGTCCTGTTATTACGAGTTCTTTGACCCCGCTTGCATTTACCGCTGGCTCTGCGATTACTCCTTACACAATTACAGCCTCCAAGTCTCCAACATTATTTGGAGCTTCCCCAATTCCTTCCGGGTTAAGTATTAACACAAGCACAGGAATAATTTCTGGAACTCCCGCGACTCCACCAGGCTCAGTCGCACAGTCAACTAATATTATATTATCGGCCTCTAATCAATACTTTACTGGAGTTGCTACTCTAAATGTTACTGTTAATGTACCCCCAATTATAACGAGTGGAAATACCACTGGAGACGATGGTGGGGCTTTTTCTTACCAGATTACTTTGGGTGGTGGAACCTCAAATGCAGCTTCTTCATACGGCGCGACAAATCTTCCTTCGGGAGTATCGATAAATACTTCTACTGGGCTCATAAGCGGTACACTTAACTCGGGGTGGCCCGAAACCGGAATCATGTCGATAGGTCTATCCGCCGTAAGTGTGTTAGGTCCTACCATCACAAAAACAATAACTTTAACAATTAATCCGGGTCTTTTTAATGGGGGCGGCCAAGTATCGCCATCTTCTACATACGGAACTCTTTTTGTCGATTATTATGAAGGCCAAAACAAAGTTAGATATGTTTCGAATCTTTTAGGGGGAACGAGATATTTAAGAACGCTCGGTTCGTCTTTTGGCCCATACCCCGGGACAATTCAACTCCGTGGAGTTATCGAAACTTTTAACAATAAAATTTATGCTTCTTATGTTGATAATAATACGACTTTTAGGATTGCTAAATGGAATGGATCCTCTTGGGGTGCTTATTATCAACAAGCATATGACGCGCAAAATGGTCAAAGTCCATTACTTTTTGATACAAACAATTCTATTTATTTTATGGACAACTCTGCCATAAAGAAGATTACTGATGCTGGAGTTGCCTCAACATTTTTAACTGGCCTCACCAATCTTACTTCTTTTAGTATTTATAATCACAATGGAATTTCTCAATACATGTTAGTTGCTAGATACAGTCAGTTTTTTTCTCCAACTGACATTATATTTGAGTTTTACAACATGAGCGGAAGTTTATTGTATACGTTTACAAAATCTGGAGTAAATCTTCAACCCGGGGGGAATTATGGTGTTGTTTCTGGTTTAGCTCCTTTTGCTCCATTTGTAGCCTCCCCGCTTTCTTATGGTTTTACAGCATATGCTTCCGGAAATAATTACAGACTCAGCACTTTTACACAGGCTGGAGAAACATTGGTAAATCCGAATGTCGCCCCATTTTTACCCGTCACCATTTTTTTCTTTGGTTTTGGGGTGGGGGCAAATGCAAGCGGTCAACCCTCTAGTAACGGAGCATTATATTATTATTCAAATGGAGGAAGTGTAGCGTCGTTAACATATTTGAGAACAGATGTTTCGATAACTTCTTCTTCTGCTTATAATTTTGCCACAAGTGCGGTTACGTCAGGAAGTCGAAACGGACCTCTCCCTTGACAAAAAAATGCAACCCTTTAATCTAAAGGATCTATGGCCGAAATAACGATTACTTCCGGTAGTGTGCCAGCCGGAACTCCTTATCCCGGAAATTTTGGAGACTTCCTAACAACTTTATCTTCTTATCTTTCAGTTCAATATCCCGATGAACTTCGTTATGCCGTTGTTAGTTCCTCCACTCCAACGGGTTCTGACCAAAATAAATTATGGTTCAAGATCAATGCTCAAACTGGTTTGCCCTCGACTGTCAATCTTTTTGTCAATGGATCGTGGCTTGAGTTTACTCAATTTAATTTTGGCGACATGGTGCTCGTAGATTCAACATCAAATGTTATTGCCCCGTGGGGAGAGGGATCTAGCACTTATACCGTGGCGGGGCAAGAACTTTTAACTCCGCCCACTCCAACCGCCCCCAACGGATACAAATATAAAGTCTACGTAGGGAACTACTCATGATCCGCAGAACATACGGATCGGTAAAACAACAGTTAGCCCGCGTTACCCAAAATGGAATGTGCGCAGATAATCCCCAGCTTTTGGCTCGCGTAAACGAAGCTCAGGAAAGGTTGCTCAATAAGGGACTTTATGCGGGAACTTACGGACGGTATTCCGTTTGTGTTTACGGCGGGTGCATCACTCTTCCCCGCGAGTTTGAATCAATCCTAGGATATAACTTTGGGGGAGCTCCTGCACAGGTTTATAACCAGTGGTATGAATTTATGGCCAATGGCCCGGGAATGGCTCAACCCGGAGATTGGAGGCAGTTAGTCGACCGTGGCTATGTTCCTTGCTTTAGGTCTTTGGCGGCTCAAAGTTTTATTCGTGTTTACACCGATCTTATTGAAGACGCCACCTCAACCATTCTATTTCGCGGATCAGATACTTACAACGACCGAATCCAGACGCAGGAAAACGGAGCCTACATCGACGGCGAGCGTTTGAACTTGAGCGCCGGTTCGGGGAATTCTAGTGTATTGGTTTCTGGGTTTGCTGGGGCAGCCGTTGTGGCTAACGGTGTTTATGCTTTTTATACCACAGCAAACTCAAAACCCGCTTACAGAAATCTTAACGGGTGGATTATAGTAAATAACGGGTCTGTCTGGCAATTTATAGCTCCCGACAGTAGTGTAGAGACTTCCTCATCATTGAATTCCGCATACCCGTGGCAAGTTGGTTACAACAATCCAGCTGTACTAACTTTAACAGAACTCCCCCGCACCACAGTTAATGCCTTCAGAAGCATCGATGCAATAAACAAAAGCCCTACGAAAGGTTGGGTCCGTGTCTATGCAGTTGATCCGACCACGGGTTCCGAATACTGCATCGCCATACTTGCGCCCGACGAGACTTTGCCCCAGTATAGGCGTTATGCAATTCCGGGCTTTGAAAATGAGGAAGGGTCTGCCGTTACGGTACTTGCCAAACGTAAGTTTATTCCGGTCACAGGCGACGATGACGATCTTATCGTCACCAACCTCGGCGCCCTCAAGATGATGGCAATTGCCATTGAAAAAGAAGAAAATAACAATCTTGTTGAAGCCCAAGTTTACGAGGAAAAAGCTGTGGATCTTTTGAAAGAAGAACTAAGAGAGGTGGACGGAGCTAACATTGGCCGACCTCAGATCCAAATGAGAGCGTTTGCAATGGGTGAAATTCCCAACATGGCGTAATTTATGGCTAATATGGTTTTTGATTTCTTGGGTGGTGGAGGAGCCGCTCCTTCTTATTCTAGTGGCGATGCCGCCTGGAATGCGTATATGAGTTCTCCGGCTAGTCGGAAAACTTTTGAACAGGTTTCTGCCCCAGGACCAGGAAGCTTGTGGGCTAATATGCCGAATTCGAGCCAGTACAAGGATACTGGCGGTGTTCGCACTCCAGCCAAAAATGTTTTTGGCGGGGGTGGCGGTTCTGCCGGATCACGCCTTGGCGCTGGGCTTTCTGGAGCTAGCCAAGCTCAAGCAACACCAGTTGAATTTTTCTTGGGCGCTGCTCCTACAATGCAGGGAGTTGATCTCTCTGGTGTGATGGGTAATTTTAGAAATACATTTAACCAGATTAATAGCGGAGTAAATCCTAATTTCTTTGTTGACCAAAACCAACTTGTTGCAGATGCAAAATCCGCAGCCCAGAAACTTAATTTAAGTCCAGCTCAAATCAAGAGCATGATTGCCGGAATTAATCCGTCGATCTCGGATGTTACAAATCAAGCTGCTGCCGCTGCTGCTCAGTTAAATGATCCTACGAAGATAGGAACACAGGCCAACAAAATGGCCGAGATTTTAAATAAAAAATATATCGATCAGTTTGATGCTGCAATGCCTGGTTACAAAGCGAACATGGCAAAGACAAATGAGATCACATCCAACTACCTTGCTGGTAAAATACCGACGGACGTGGTCGATCAAATTTTCAGAAGCTCCGCCGCTAAAGGTTTTACCACTGGGTTGTACGGAGGTGGCCTTGGCCGAAACTTAGCTGCTAGAGACCTAGGCTTAACCAGCCTACAACTTCAAACTGCCGGAGCTGGATTACTTGACCAGACAGCCAAACTTGCCGCTACAGTTGGTCGCGAAATGATGCCGGTTAGTGGAGCCGAATTTGTAAACCAATTGATTACGAATCCTGCCACTATCTTCAGTACAATTGCCAATTACAATCACGTAGATCCAAACGCAATCTTTAATGCGGTTTACGTAAAATCCTCCGATGTATATAACAATATGGCAAACATGGCCCAACAATCTACCATGGCCCGAGCAAATTTTGAAGCCAGTAAAATGGTTCCCCCAAGTCTGGTGTTTGGAGCTTTGACCGACCAAGCTCAATACAATAGCCAAATTTCAAATTCCAATGCCCTTAACGCTTGGCAGAGTCAGGCATTGCCCGGTCAGTTCGATATTAAGAAGGGGCAATATGTGTCGTTCAAACCGGGTGAATACTCGGCTACAAGACCTAATCTTCCTGGCGCGGGTTCTGTTACCAGCCTTAATTTTGGTGGAGCAGATATTCCAATCTCCGCCTTTAAAGGGCCAGGAGGACAAAGACTCGTAGCGCAAGCTCAACGGCAAGCGCAACAACAAGCACAGAACTGGACAGGGTCAGCCTATGTGCCACAATTGGCGTAATTTATGACACCAGTAGCTCCAGATTATGTAGGCCAGGTGCGGGGAATCCTTGGTGATTTGCGCGAGAACTACTTGAAAAAACAACAATTGTTCCAGCAGGATCAACAAGAGCAGAATAGACTGGCTTTGTCCTACGCTCAATTAGATCAACAAGCTGCAAATCAGGCACAAGAAGCGCAGATCAACACAGCTCGAATTGCATCAGCCGATGCTCAAAATGCTGGTCAGCTAATAAAAGCGCAATCCGAAGCGCAAAGCAAGGCTTTGGATCGAGACTTAGATGAACGAAAGTTTGGCTTTGAACAGACAAAAGCTCTTCTGGAACTGAATCAAAAAAATGCGATTAGAGAGCAAGAGGTTTCAGCCGCTCGACTTGAATCGGAATTGATGCTGGCTATTGAAAGCGGAGATGGTCTTAAGGTGGCTGAAGCAACTAACAAGGGTTATGCTTCGGGTCTAAATATAAAACAACAAACCGATGCCTATAAAAACGCCTTGGCTTTGGTTGCGAACAAAAGAATGTTGGAACAAGACTTTACTAATGTAAGAACTCGTCCTCAAGCTGTTGCGGTCATCAATCGGATTAATGAATTAGACGTCACAAAAATTGGTCCAGATCGTTTAAAGAATGAATTGTCTAAAGGAAATGAAGAGTTTTATAACTTAGGGAATAAAGATGAAAACTTAATTAAAATGTATTCTGAAATTGCTCAAGGTAAAGCAAAGCAGCAGGACGAATATCAAAAAGCTGAACTTGGTACTGCCATGGGACAATTCGAAACTCGAGCGATTGTAGGAGAACTTCCAAAGTCTGCTCAAAAACAATGGGATGAGTTGCAAGCTAGATACCCCGGAAAAGACGATAAATTGTCAGAAAATTATATCAACGAAAAAAGTAGACTCATGTTTCAAACTACTAAAGCGGAAGCCAATGAAGAAATATTAAGCTGGAAAACTAGGGCAAATGAGATTATAACAAACGTTTTAACTCAACATCCTGAAGTGGGTCCAGTAGTAATAAATAAAGAAACAGGAAAACCAGAGCGAGTATTTCCTTTTGCCCCTCCCGATCTTTCTGCTACGGTTGGTTGGGATTCTGCAATCAATCCTCTTACTGGAAAAATAAATCCAGCGAAACGAAAAGAATACGAGAAGTGGTTAGACGACGTAAATCAGAGAGGTCTTTTAGACCTTCCCTCCGCAAATCCTATGATTCAAATGATGGAGGCAATGTCAACTCGTGGGCTTCCCCCAGTTTCACCCGCCCCGTCCGCTCAACCCGGGCAGACTCCAACAACCCCTCAACCCGGCAAGACTCCCGCCGCGGCCCAACCCAATCAGGAGACTGCACAAAGCGGTCAAATCCCAATCAGACTACTCAAAATTGATTCTCCAATGGTTGCCGAGGCTGGCACTGCCACTATTCCCACCGCTCCTTCTGCTCAAGGCGCAACCAAAGTTCAATTATCCCCGGAAACCATGTCCAAGGTTGCAGAAGTTGTTAACATGTACAACGCCAATCCGGACGCCCTATATCGAGGTAGACCAGTAAGGGAAGTTATTGCCAAGCTTAAACAGCAGTTGGGAGAACTCCCTGGACTCGGCCAAACACCTGAGTCAAACGTAGTTAACCAGGGACAAAATCGTTGACGTCGGGCAGGAATCTGCTTGAATAGTTTGGTTTATGGCAGATCCCCTTTCCCCTTTGGATGCTGGTTTGCCTAATAGCCTTGACAGCATTGTCGGAGATATTCTTGGACAACCCCCGACCCAGCAACAGGACGAACTTGATTCTATACTAAGCCAGCCTTCTTCGGCTTTGGCTCAAGCCAGCCAACTTATGGAGCTTCGGGATAACCCGAAAGCCAACGATCTTTTACTCGGAACAGCCACCCGTTTTAAGGAAGGTAAACTTCCTTTTAATACACAGTCGTGGCAGGATGCTCAGAAGAATGTTAATGATTACATAAAATCTACTTCCCAAGCCACCCTTGATGCCGAAAAAAACAATGACTGGTTAGGGCTTACCAAAATTGCTGTCGGAGGTGTGGGTAAAGTTATTGGATCTTATTTGCAGAGCGGACTCGGGATTACGAATGAAGATGCCAAAGCCATGCAGGAAAGTTTGGCATCCCGCAATTACATTGGAACAATCAAGGACTCTACCCAAGCTGCGAAAGCCCTTGAGCTTGGTGCTCTCTATTCCGATGAATTAACTGCTGGGAAATCTATCGCCCCTAAGGATCAAGCTCCCGCGATGGAGTTCGGGCTTGGCGCGTGGAATACTCCGAAAGTTGGAATGAACCTGGCCCGAGCACAGGAATACTACAAAGACCTTCAGAGTGACAAGACAAAGAAACTTGGTACCGCGGGACTCCGTAATTTTGCAGTTCAATCCGGTGATGCTTTCGTTCCTTTTGTTTCCATCGGAGACATTATTGTTGACGAAAATGATCCTGACCAAGTAGCCCGTCGAGCCGCTTTGACCAATGGGATCAACGATGTAATTCAAAAGAATTACATGCCATCTACTTTGGCTGGATTGGCCACCGGTTCTTTGGGTCAATTTATGGCAGTTGGCGCTGGGGCAACAGGCTTGTTGGGCAAAGCCGCAGATATTGCGGGGCAGACAATTAAAGTTCCCACGACTCTGTCCAAGGGCGCAACTTATGCAGTTGTCGGAGCCTCCCAATCCCTCGACCAAGACCCGCGTAATTTGAACGTGGGACAACGGTTAGCTTCGATTGTGAGTGAGGCCGGCGTATTAGCCCTTTCCGAGGAAGCCGGCAATAGATTGGAAGACGTGGCCGATCGCGCCTTGACCAATCACATGGTTGCTAAAGCTCTTGAGACCAAACTTCCTGCGTTTGCCCCGGTTGTTCAGGGAACGGCTAAGGTCATTGGAACAACTCTCGGAGAAACTTCATCCGATGTGATTGACGCGATTGCCCGTGGACAAGATCCTATTGCTCAGATTCCGCAAAGTTTAGCCGCTTCCGGCGGTATCGGTCTTGGCATGGTATTGGCCGAAGGGTTTGTTGGTCGTAGAGCAAGACTTAATCAGATGGCGAATGACAAGTTTGCGGATACTCTCCGTCAAACTGTCACTGGAATTAAGAACGACCCCAAGATTCCAGAAGATCAGAAAATGCAACAAATTGTTGAGCTTCGAGAATCTCTGAACAGTCCTCAAGCCCAAGCTCTTTTTGACGCTGTTAATGTTCGGGCTTCTCTTGACCCAACAACTGCTCCCGAAACTACGGCGGTAGCCGATGAAGCGATTAACAATGCTAAGCAAGGCGCGATTGAATCTTTGCTTTCAAGCAAAGTGGCAGAAGCTCAGGCTCAAGTACAGCCAAAACAAATGGGAGTTCCTCCGACCATAGAAGCTGGAGTTCCAGAAACTGATGAGGAAGTTATTGGGGCATTCAATGAGTTAGTCAACGTATTTCAAAAGGGAGTTACCTCGATTGACCTTTCTTCCACCCCCGCCAATCAAGCTAAGATTGACTGGCTTGAAAGTCAGGGTCGCGTTTACGGAAAGCTTAGTGAGGACGGATCACGATATCAGGTTCTAGGAGTCAAGGATGCCGAGGGTAATTGGATCGGTAAGGAAGATCCTGCGGAGATTATGCAGGATGAGAAGGATGCAATCTTGCAGGAGATCGAGAACAAACCAGGGATCACACAAGATCAGGTCGATGAGATCAGCGATTTATTAGACACGGCTGGATCGATGCCAGAGATTGAGGCCATCGCTTCGAGGCATCTGGGACCAAGCCAAATTCAGACTGCGTTGGAAACTCGTCTTGCCCAGCAACAAGAGTTGGTTGCCGAGGAAAGACCCGCTGAGTTCAGGGCTAAAAAGATTTCCGATCAGATCACAGCTTTGCAGACCAAAATCAGGCAGTCTCCTTTGGAAGAAACTCCGGCCCTTGAAGAACAGCTTGCCAAGTTGCAGGCCATGCAAGGTCAGGGAGAGTTGGAACGCGGAGCTCGCGGAGAACAAAGCGTAGCCAGCTTGATCGGACAGTTTGAACGAGAGACTAATGCGGGAATCAAAAGCGGAGCGATTTCACCCGAACTAGAAGCCCGACCTGACGTTGTCTTGGCTATCAATAATCCCGAACAAGCATCTTATCAGAAGTTCCAGAAGCTAGCCCCCGACCCCAGAGAGAATGATGTAAATGCTCTAGGCGATGTGTTTAATCTAAAGAACCCATCAACGGTTGAATTGCTCCAGAGTCTTGGCGCGATTGATGAAAACGGCCGAAACATAATGAATCCTGCCGAGACTTTGATGGCTTATATCAAACGTAAGAACACTTACCTTCAGAGCAAGTCGTTGGCTGGTTACCAGAAGTATAACATTGCAGACGAAGTTTCAAACGGAACAATCAATTCGTTCCTGTATGAACTGCGTCAAGGTAAAGGCAATCTTTCCTTAAGCACTATTTTCAATAGCCGTCTTCGGGATTTCATTCGTCAGGCTGTTCCCCGCATGCGAGCTGGCGTTGGAATTGGCGCGGCGGTTAGCATGGAAACTCCTGGGCTTCGGACTCAGGCTGTGGATGCCGAGACACTGGCGGAAGAACAGGGTCTTAACCCAGCGGTCGCCGGCGCAATCAACGAGACACTCGACCAGATCGACGCGACTGAAACAGATTTTCAAATGGAGGGTCAAGTCGAAGTTCCTTCCGCGGCTCAACGACAAGAAGCACTTGCCATCCTTGCCGAAAACTTTAAGCAACCTTTCCGAAACTCTTTGGCCACGGATGCCGAGAAGCTGGCATTTGATGCCGTGGTTGGCGATGTAAAAAACGTGGCTTCGGAAGCGGCCAAGATCGGAACAACAATTGATAACATCAACGCTCTTCAACCCGCGGTCAGAACTAAGTTTGTTCAGGGCTTGGAAAACAATTATCGAAACAGTCAACGAGCTGGGACACTACCGGTTCGCGCTGTTGAGGAACCGGCCGGAGTTGTACGCGAAGGTAACCTTACGGCCAACCAGATCAAGCCTTATGTTGACCGGTTCCGCCAGTTGCAAGCCGATAATTTCTTTGATGATGCCGAGTTAGTTGCCGCCAAGACTTTGCTTGGCGAAGTTCAATCGTCTCGATCAGGCGATCTGTTAAGGTCGTTTGATAACTTTATTGAAAGCGTAGCTGCTTCTAAACTAACCCCAGATTCCATCACAGAACTCACTGAAGCCATTGATACCAATCTTCGGCAATCTACCGAGGACGGAACAATTTCACAGAAACAAGCCGATGCCTATGTCGCCACATTAAACAAACTTGCCGAGCCTTATCTGGCTTCGGAAGCCATGCCGGAGGGAGAAGCCAAGAACAAAATTGCGGCTGCTTTCCGGTCAAACCTGCTTCGCGTCAGTGACCAAATCCTGCGCGACAGCGGATTAACCATAAACGAGGAAGGAACATATGAACAACCAGAACAACTACCAACCCCAAGACCTGAAGCCAAGACGCCCGCTGATCGACGTGAGGAAGCTCGCGCAAGGCTCGCCGAGCTCGAAGCGGAGCGCGCTACCACCACAAAGCGAGTTCTTGAAGAAACCGTTCCAGCGGAGCGGAAAGCAGTGGAACGAACTGTTGAGCGTCCGCCAGCCGCAACCGGGAGACCTGGAGTTGAGCGCCCTCGTGGCACCCCGATCCCCAAGTCCTTCGTCGAACCCCGCAACCAGTTAGGTAAATCTTTCAACGAAAAGATTCTTGCTCCAGCGGGACAACAGGTTCTTTCCAATCTGTCTAAAGAACAAGCACAGGACGTAGCCGCGGCTGTTACCACAATCGAGAACTCCAAGCACAAGGCGTTTTATTTGGCGAACGGACCGGGAACTGGAAAGACGCGAGTGTTGCTTGGGACTGGAGCCTACTATCTCAACAAGGGATATAAGGTTGTTTATATAACGGCTCCTGATGCGGTTACACCGAACTGGGACGATGGAGAAATTGGTGGATCGATTCAGAAGGATGCGACAATTCTAGGCGTTCCGTTGGCGGTTCGTGGGGGCAAGGGCGAGAGCGGAAGGGGATTGCCAATTGAGTTTGTTCCTGGTCGGATGCTTGTTACCACGTACAATTCTGGATATCTCGAACAGCTTTTGCCTTTAATTGATGACAAGACTGTTGTTCTTTTGGATGAGCAACACTCTGGCCGTAACCTATCCAAAGCTATTCAAAGTGGGAAGACACGATCTTGGGCAGTGTTAATGGATGACATTGCCAACAAAGCAGGGCGCACATTGATGGCCTCAGGTACTCCGTTTGAAACTCCGGATCAATTGCTGTCGCTTGGCCGACTTGGAATATTTGATAATGAATCGCCCGATGCTTTAATTAGTCGTCTTGGATTCCAAAAATATGCTCTTAAGGGCGGAAAGAAATTCTATTGGCAATTGGCCGAAGGAGTTACTGAAACCGAAATGCAGGATCGGTTGGAGGCTTATCTCGACGGAATGGCGAAGAACGGAATCATGCGTTCCCGCTCGCTCAAACTGGACGGGGTCGACATAGAGTTCCAAGATGTTCCTCTTGATAATCAGATCAAGCAACAGCTTGAGGACATCAAGGCGATGTATGGTGGAACACAGAACGTGGACATCTCGGCTTTGCGACAAATGGCAGCAGCTCAGAAACGTGCGCTTGAAGAATACAAAGTTGACGCAGCCGCTAAACGAGCAGTAGATGCAATCAAACGTGGCAAGAAACCCGTACTATATGTTGGATTTGTTTCGGATGAAAACTCTAAAGGCGAGACAGTTAATCCTACTTCCGCGTCACTCGAAGCCGCAATCGCCAAGCTTGATCCGACTCTCAAGATCGCCCGGATGTACACTGGTTCAGAGCAGACCAAGGAACAAGCAATGGCTGCGTTTAATGAGGGAGAGGCTGATGTTCTAATTGCGACCAAGGAAATGGGCGGAACCGGAATCGAACTGGATGACAAGTTTGGTGACGAGTCCCGAGAGATGATCATTCTATCTCCTCCGATCAGCGCGATTCAAGCGGTTCAACTTATCTATCGTGTCTGGCGTGTAGACAGCGCCAGCCGTCCCAACATTGTATTCCTCGAATCGCAGGCTGAGATTGACCAGAACACTATCGGTCGTATGCGGGCCAAGTTGCGGTTGCTTGACGCTACTGTTGGTGCTGGCTTTGAAGGTCTGCGAGCCGAAGAGGCTGTGGCTCCGGTTAGAGAAACAAACGAAGCGACCGCCGAGCAACAAAAGTTTGTGGACACGGAACTAACTTCCGTTCTTGGAACTAACTACAAAGACAATACGGTCACCTTCAAAGACGCCAAAGGTCAGCCTCGTATTTACAATGTTTTGGTATCCCCTATGGCGGAGCATAGCGTAGCAGCTCAGGCTGGAGCCGATAATGAATCCGACACAATTATTATTAATCCCGAGAAACTAGCAGTTAGTAAATCTCGGGTATCACCAAAAGATTTTAAATCGTACTTAACCAAAGTTATGTTGGAGGAGACAATTCACGTTGAAACGTACAGATATTTTCGTGAACTTGGACTTGATCCAGTTGAAGAACTAACAGCCATTGGAGACGGTATGAGCCAAGCTACTCGATTGGCTATTGCCAGGCTTTATAATTCTCAACTTGGATCTGACATTACCGATCCTGTTATTCAAGGAAAAATAAAAGCTTTGGCCAATGATTCTTACCAGGTTTCTATGGAAGGTATCCGACAATTATCGCAGCTAAATCTTACAGGTGGTATTACCGAACAAGTCACTTCAGTAGATCCAAAAGATATTGCCAGAGCGACACAACGCCTTAAGGATCTTGTCGGTCAAGAACCCAAGTCCGTTCTTGCCAGACTCGGCGTGTGGTTTGATAGCATGGCCACTGTGGTCAAGCGTGGGTTGGGTTTGGCTCCTCAAGCCACGGATCGCTTGGTGTTGCGTCAAGGAATCGAAGATGCCATTTCTAATCTTCGTAAGACTTCTAAGTATTTTGTGGACGCTTCAGCGCCAGGGCCGGTTGCAGCGCCCGAACCCGGTCGTTCCCCGACATCGCCACGTCCAGCCAACAAGTTCGACTCCTACGATCTTCGAATCTATCGAATGATTGAGAATCATCTTGAAGGCCGAACCGACGGAGTATTTGGAGTCACCGCAGCTGACGATCTATTCAAGACGGTTGACGTGAACGACTGGCTTGACGGCTTGGATGTCGCAGCTCGTCGCGGAATGATTACCAATCAAGAGCGCAATTTATTCCGGGCCGCGACTAAATCCGTGATGGATGGTGGACGTGCAAGCCTTCCCGGGATCGCTAACAAAGCCCTTGAGATTGCGGAAGGTATGGAAGAGTCGGGTGAGTCATTGCCAGCTGTAGCTTTTATAGCCACGACTGAGCCAGTCAATCTGGTTGAACCTTCTGAGTACAGCCGATACAATGTAAAGATTGGATTCTACCCATCTTATCCAACGACAGCTAAGACTTCGGCCGGAGCTGTGGCAAATACGGTTGCCAAGATGTTTGAGGATCGTAACGAAATTATTTTTGACGGCAGGAATTATACTTACAAAAATCGCGGTGCTCTGATTGCGGCTATCGGTAGGGCTGGATATGACAATTATGCTCGTCGGCTAACTCCAGCCCCAGAGATTGTGACTGAAAAACCGATTGTAACTTCAGTTTCTTTAGACGGGGAAACAGTTTCAATTCCAGTTCCACCACCTGAAATTACTCGAGTCATACCGGTACCAGCCCCCGAGATTCGTGAAAGCCAAGCCGTAAAAAATATTGCCTTAAATGTTTTAGATAAAATTCCTGAAGGAGCGGATAAAGATAGGCTTTTAAATGAATGGTATTACACATCCGTATCACAAGAACAACAGATAGAAGACGCTAGAAATTACATAGCAGAAAATGGATTTGATAAATCATTGCAACAATTTTTAGCTGGAAATATTAACGCTTCTCTTCCTGTGCAAACAGGAGTTGCTTTTGAACTAATGAACACGCTTAGAGAAAAAGCAAAAACAGATAAATTTGCTGAAAGTCAATTGATAGATGTTGCACTGATTGCAGCTAAAAAGTATGGGACTGAAGCTGGAAGGGCAGTTCAAATGTGGAGTGGACTGGATTCGTTAATTTTTGATAATCCCGAAAGAGCAAAACTTTTTGTGTATCGTCAAATAGATAAGACGCTTAAAGGCAAACTACAAGGTTACGCAGAGGAAAATGACGAAATTGCTATGGCATTAAAAGATGCGAATCGAAGAGCTGCTGAAAAATTTACGACTGCTAAGAAAACCATAAAAGGAAATAATCTGCAAGCAGTTCAGGATCAACTTGGAAAACTAGTTGATCTAAACAAAAAGGGTGGAACATTATCGCAGATTCAAGCGGTGATATCGGATTATCTTGAAAGCGAAGAAGTTAGTAAGGGTTTGACGGAGTGGCTTGGAGCTGATATTGCGGCGGCCCCCGAGCCGGGTATGGGTGGAGATGACATTCGCCTTGATCCAGATCAGTCCAGAGCTTTGGGTAGAGTCATTCTAGGAATCATTGAACGTTCAGAAAATCCGCGGGAGACAGCCGCTTCAGCTGATGAGATCAAACGGTTGGTGATGTTGGCTCCCGTTGTGCGTGATGCAAAGAATCAAGAAAATGTAAGAAGAAAGTTGGAACTTTATTTTGACTCTGCCCTAACCTATGCCCTTGAATTCTTCCAAGCTAAAGCATTAAGAGAAGCGAGAGCGAGAGAAGCTGGCACTAGAGTTGGTCAGGCTGCTGAAGTTATTCCTCCTCCGTCCACGCGAGGAGAAGCAATCCAAAGAGTTGCTCAAGCAAAAGCAAAAGCCGCTCAAGAAGCACCTGTAATAGTTCCAAATAATCTTCCTCCGGAATTAGCCCTGGCCGAAGCTTCCGCAGACGCTTTACAAAAACAAGCAGCTCGCCTCCAGAAACAACCAAAAGTTAAGGATGCTCTTGAAGAGTTTGCAATGCGGACTCGAAGATTGATTGCCCAACGCACAAAAGAAATGGGTGGGCTACAACCTGTATTTGAACCTCTACCTAAACCTACCGAAGCCGAAGTTCTTAAAGATCGGATTGCACAGTATCCAGAAGTTAAAGAGTTTATCAACAACGTTCGGGAATCGCTTCGAAACAACTACAATGAGCAAGAGTTAATCGGGCTCGAACCGTTTATTGAAGAAGCGTTTGGAAGACCCTTTGCTGTGTCTAGCCTCAAGCAAACCGTTAGGGCTTTGGAGTCTATTGGGGGACCTAAGACAAATCTACGTAGTCTTATCCGAGCCAGCCGTGGCGATATCATGGACTTTGAAAATAAAATGGGGGCTTTGCTAACCGAGAATACTAATCTTGATGAAGCTCAAAAGAAAGAAGTTCTCGACTTCCTTCGCGAAGGGATGACTGAACTTATTGCTAGCGAGAGAAAAGACGCCTTAAAACGAATCAAAGAAAATTTTGAAAAGAAGAAAGAGCGCAAAACTCGAAAGATACGATCTGCTTTAGACAAGCTTATTGAGTCTGCAAATCTTGGAGTCCTTTCTGATGATGACGTTTTTGTTCAGATGCATTCGCAACTCGGACTTCCCGAGATGACTCAGGAACAACGCAAAGAACTTAATAAAAAAATTGAAGCCCTGAGTGTATTGCCAAAAGGAATGATAAGACAAAAAGCAATCAATGAAATGTATCAATACATTAAGTTTGTTGCTCCCGTTGTTTGGTCTGATTTGTTAATTAATTATCAAACCGCAGGTCTACTAAGTTCAGTTGGAACTGTTGGTATCAACGCGTTCGGATCGTTATTAAACGCCGAACTTAACGCTTTTCTGTTAACCGCGGCTGGAGGAGTAAAGTATGCCATTGGAGCTGCGCTCAACAAAGAACAAGAAAAAGCATTAGGCAAAGCTTATCTTTCAGCTCTTCCTTCTCTTAATCAAGCAATCTTTTCTCCAAAAGGAAAAGCATACGCAGCAGCTTTAAATACAATGTTAAGCGGTAATTATTCCGATATTTCCGACGTGTTGAATCAGGAGTATGGCGGCATTAATACTTTTGAAGCGATCGTAAACCAAGCCGAAGCCTATAGAAAGGGACAAAGTTCTATTAGGCCAGAACTCCCAATAAAAGCATTTGGAAAAGAGTACACACTACCTCTCGACCCCAAGGCTATTAGTAAAAAATACGGTCTACTAGGTCCTTACATTTGGTTTGGAAGAGCTATGCAAGCTGGAGATGCTTTGATAAAAGTATCGACTAAAAAAATGGCCGAGGTCTTAGAGGCAACTAATGTAGCCATAGACCAGGGACTAACGACACAGGAAGAGATTGAAGCCGAGGTTGCCAGATTATTGAACATGTCTCCGGAAGCTAGATCCCGGGCAGAAGCAAAAGCCGCAGCAGAGGCAAAAGAGTTTAGTCTTACTCCGACTGAGCAGACTTTACGGGTAGAAGAGATTATAGCTCAGAATAGACCGGACGAAGATGCCGTAAAAGAAATCACAAAAAGAGCTCAAACGTTGGCAGCCCAAACTTCTTTTACAAATAATTTTGAAGGTTATATTGGTCTTTTAGCTGGAACTGTAAACGATCTTGGGGAAAAAGCTAAAGCACTTAAAGTTCTACTTAAGTTTTTGAGGACAGGATCAGCCTTGGCAAATGAGGGGCTAAAGTTTTTACCCATCATTTCTCAGATTCGTTTTATTAGAGGATCAGCCGGAAAATTAAAAGATAGTAAATATTTTGTGCCTCCCCCTACTCCCGGAACAATTGAACATGACTTATTGTTGGGTAAAATGTTTACTGGTCTTATGGGAATTTTTCTTATTGGATTAAGATTTTTACCTGCGATGTCGGGAGAAGATGACCCAGAAAATAACATCCACTTAAACGGACCGGCAGATCCAACACAAAGAGAAGCATTTCTTGCGGCGGGAGGAAAGTTAAAGTCTATTCAGCTGGGCACATTTAAAAGCGGTAAACCTAGATTTGTTTCTTTTGAATTCTTCCCTCAAGGCATACAAGCTGTTCTTACTCTTATTGCCTCTTATGTTGAAAGTGTTAGATATTCCAAGAGATCGAAAGTAGAAGCTGCTTTGGAGGGTACGCTAGCGGCTGGGATGGTCACAACTTTGGCGATGTTGGACGTAGGATTCTTAAGTGGTTTGAGGTCAATCATGGCTCTAACCTCGCCTGGCCCACAAAGAACAGACCCAAAAATGATAATAGATAAAACAGTAAAGTTGGCGGGAAATATAACTGCCAGCTTTATACCCGGTTATGCAACGGCAAGAGATATTGAACAGGCTTATAATGGCTTAACGGGTTCACCCAGCGCAAGACCCTATCAGGAAAATCTTCTTTCTGTATTTATGTCCTCAATACCTTTTGCGTCAAAAATTGGGAGACCAGATCTTGATTTCTTAGGGGGGAATATAAGGACACAAATGTCAAATACTGTACCATTTCTACGGCGTCTCACTACAGTCGGAGTGGACGGTATGGCTTATAACAACGGAGAGCGTAGCCAACAGGCAATACATGATAAATTAATCTCATTGTTTGCAGCTAACCGATATGCATTAGATTGGGATCCAGGTCCGTTAAAAAATTATGCCATGATGGATTTGATTAAAGATGCCGCTGCCAATGGAGTTACTCTAACACCAGATGACTTTTTCCAAATCAGCCGAGAGTTAACAAATGACGAAAAGTACGAATGGATGCAACGTGCTGGGCCTGTAATAGAGAACTTCCTAGCTCCATTTATTCCTCAACTGGAGAAAATGAGTAGACCCCAATTCATCACCTTTATGCAGCAAGTCAACAAGACGATAAAAAATCCTATCCTACAAAATGTTCTACTTGAAAAAAATCAAGAGGGTATCTTGTTTCCAGAAAGAAAGTAATTAGAATAACCCCATGGCAGACGAAACCCAAGATTGGAGACAGCAACTAGGCCCGCAGGCCGAAAAGAAAATTGCGTACGTTAAGAAGATGTTTTCTCCGGCGATGAAGGCGGCAGCAGATTTGGGCATCGATCCGTCGTGGGTCTTGGCGCAGACAGCTTTGGAGTCAGGATACGGTGAGTCCGAGCTGGCTAAAAAATATGGTAATCTAGGCGGAGTCAAAGCCAAGGCTGGAGAAGCTCAGGTAAAGATGGCCACAACTGAAGGAGAAAACAACGCACCCGCCATCGAACCTTTCAAGACTTATGAAAGCCCCAACCAGTTCTTTGAGGACTGGACTAGGAAACTTAAGATGCCTCGATATAGCGGGGCTTTGTCTGCGACCAACGTAGCGGGATATGCAACGGGCTTAAAGCAGGGAGGATACTTTACTGGTGGCCTTCAGCCCTACACCACCAATCTCCAAAGGATTTCAAAGGACATGGATATGATCCTCAAGAAAGTACCGATCCTAGATTCAGACGTCATTGATTCGAGGATTGGTCAAACACAGGAGCGATAATGCCTCTAGGGAAGCCCAGCAAAGCCGACATGCCCTGCAACAAACCGCGCAAGTCGTGGAGGCCGGGCAAGAAGAAAGTTGTCAAAGCTTGCTCTGGCGGGCAAGAAAGAATTATTCATTTTGGAGATAGCTCAATGAAAGATTTTACTCAGCATCATAGTGCCAAAAGGCGAAAGAGTTATTGTGCTAGGAGTGGTGGGATTAAAGGGGGTGATGGGAAACTGTCAGCTAATTATTGGGCCCGAAAAGTTCTTTGGAGTTGTTAATATGCCTTTAGGTAAAAAGAAAGCTAACGACGCTTGCACTCAAAAGGTAAAGGCTCGCTACAAAGTGTGGCCATCCGCTTATGCCAGTGGTGCACTTGTTCGATGTCGCAAAGTTGGAGCAGCAAACTGGGGTAACAAGGGGAAGAAATAATGGGCTTCGAGCTCGAAAAGAAGAAGGGCCTGCATGGTTGGTTTTCCAGGAACAAAGGGAAAGGGTGGATTAACTGTAAGACAGGCGGTCCATGTGGCCGGAAGTCGGCTGACAGTGGTGGTAGTTATCCAGCTTGTCGCCCCACCAAGTCAATGTGTAACTCAGCCGCCAGAAAAAAGACGAGTTCAGAACGGATAAGCTGGAAGAAAAAAACAGGGTTAGGTAAATAATGTTCTGGCCCGTTTTATTTTTTGTCTTTATTGTTGTTGCTCTAATCCTTTGGAAGCCAAGAGGTAAGACAGAAATGTGGACAGAAATGTCTGCTGAAGAACGCTATATGCTGGCTAAGAAAATTTTTACCCGCGATCCCGGTGCCTTCAAAGATGTTAATGAGGATGGTGTTGACGATAGAGAGGAGTCCAAGTAAACTAAAAGTTATGCCATTAGGTAAAAATGTCTCAGCCAACATCAGCGAACTTTACGCTGATAATAAGAAAAAAGGAAAAGCCCGCGGAGCTGGTGGAACACCGCGCCCAAGAGCGCAAATCATTGCGATTGCTTTAAGTGCAGCCGGTAAATCCAAGAACAAATAATATGAAAAATTACTCTCTTAACATGAACCAAAAGAATGCGAAGATGCCGACCGACAAATCGCCATCTCTTAAAGTAGATAAGAAGCCTTACGTCATGCCAAAAGTCCGGAACAAAGGTCGAGGTTTAGGGAAGTATTAATATGCCAGTTCTCGGGAAATTTGCTAATCTTAGTTCGTACAGTCGATTCGACGAACGGTATCGAGGGCCCGGTAAAATAGGAGGCGTATATAACACTGATGGCACTATTCCTGAAGGAAATTTTAAACTAACTCCGGAAATGCTCGACCCATATAACTGGAATAAATATTTTAACCCTAACTACGGAAAGCCGCGACCAAAAAGTGCTTATGAATCAGCACAAGAGTTAGCGCGAGGCTCTCAAGCGGGAGAGGCAATACTTGGGCAATACCTTTCGCCTGGAACAGCCTACGTACAAGGTAAGCAGGGGCCATTAAAATCTTGGGACCCAAGCGCTGTATCTGGCATCACTAAGGCAGTCGAACAAGAATCTGCTTTGCTTGGTAAAATGAAAGCTCAAGAGTCAACATATGATAAAGCTTTTGCCGAAGCTCAGAAAGCTCAGGAAATGGCTAAAACAAAAACTGGAGTAATTGAAGCTGGCTCGGCAGCTCAACAGGTAATTGCTGGTGGTACAGGAGCGGGTCAAGAAAAAGCTGGCGCATTTAAAGGTATATACGGGACTGGCTCTTTGTTACCCGCTTCGTGGATGCAGAGTAAATTAGACCCAACAAAAGTAGCTCAAAAAGTAAGTGGACTTGAGGATAGAAATGCGGCGGAACAGTTGAGAGTTGGTGGAGGAGATACTAAATCTGTAACTTTAACTTATGATAGATCAAAATTTGAAGCTCCCACTCTACAAAAAACGGGACTCGGAAGATACGCCACAATCAAATAGTCGGATAGGAAAATATGCCTGAATATTTTCCAGAGAATAACACACCTCTCTGGTCAGACACGGAAGTTCGCAGTCTCCAGAAGATCTCCAGTAGCCTTGATAACCTTTCGAGTGGTGGATCTGGCGGTATTATTGGGTCGTTCCCCACCGATTCCTTCGGTCGTTTAAGGGTCTCCGAACCCTTCACCCTTTTTGATTCCAGCCATCGCTATCGGGACAATGGGCTGTGGTCGACTTATACTTCTGGCACCGCTTCAGCTACTTTCAACGCGAGCCAGGGTCTCATGGATTTAACAATTGGTACAGCAAATAATGACGAGATAATTCGAGAGACAACAAAAGTATTTTCTTACCAACCTGGAAAATCTTTATTGGTCATGAATACATTTGTTATGAGTCCAACTAAAACAAATCTTCGCCAGAGGGTTGGCTATTATGGCGATGATAACGGCTTATATGTTGAGCTTTATGGTAACGCGTTGAGTCTAGTTGAACGGTCTTTGGTAACTGGAATCGTTACAGAAATCCCAGTAGCTCAAGCTGATTGGAATGGGGACAAGCTTGATGGGACTGGCCCTTCTGGTATAACTCTTGATATTACAAAAGCCCAGATTTTCTGGATGGACATCGAATGGTTAGGTCTTGGAACTGTTCGTCTAGGATTTATAATTAACGGTCAGTTTATTCTTTGTCATTCGTTTCATCATGCCAATTTAATTACGTCAACTTATATAACAACGGCAAGTCTCCCACTTCGGTACGAAATTAAAAACACAGGGGTTACTTCTAGCTCCAGCACCCTCAAACAAGTTTGCTCTACGGTTTTATCCGAAGGCGGATATGAATTGAGAGGAGCCCAACACGCTGTCGGGACTGCGGTCACAAGCCCCTTTAGACTAACCACAGCTGGAACCTTTTATCCAGTCGTCACACTCAGATTGAAGTCTTCCGCTAGCACTCCTCCTGTAGACCGAACGGATGCCGTAGTTATCATAACAGCTCTCTCTTTGCTTGGAAAAACCACAGGAGACACCTTTAACTGGCAGGTTAGGAACGCAAGTATATCTTCAGGGGGAACGTGGGTGAGCGCTGGCGCCGACAGCGCGGTAGAATACAACCTTACAGCAACAACACTCACGACAGCGGGAAGAATTATGGCGTCTGGTTATTTCAGCACCACCCAGCAAACTGGTGGAGGTATCGATATTCTAAAAGAAGCCCTCTTCGCCAATCAGTTAGAACGAAATGGTATCTTAGGAACAGCCTTTGAGTTTTCAGTTGTTTGCGCAGCAAACAATCCCAATGCTGATTTATTCACTTCCGTTGATTGGGAAGAAATAAGCCGTTAGTTCTTGTGGTACAACGCCAGCTTGGCAACCTTATCGAGCAAGCCTTGGCGTGGTCGATGCGAGTGATCGATTAAGCTCTTAAGCTTTTTCTTTTTATTTTTAGCCACGGATTTTTCTGAACCCAACAATAGGAACTTCGCTCCAGGCTAAGGCTACGTGAAGCTCATTGTCCTCATACCAAACATCAATCTCTGGATTATAACCTTCCTTTAACTTCTCGTGCAGATCATGGAAAGCCTTGCGGGTAATAACCAACTCTTCCGATTTACCATCGACCGCAGCTGCGGCGAGTAATACACGGAGGAACTGTTCGGATAGTTCGCCGAACTTTGCTTCTGCGAGCTTCTTAGGCACAATTCAATGCTGACTAATGGGGTTGCCAAGTCAATATGGCTGGGACAAAATGGGGAAATGAGGAACACAAAGCGTGATATTATTTGGCTTACGTGCCTTGTTACGCTTTCAATTATTAAAACTTTGTGTATACTTATCGGAAGAAGGATGAAACTGTGTTAAAAAATATTCCCGAGTCCCCGGAGTTTGCGATACTTCCAGAACAAGTCACCGATATTCTGCAATTTGCGCGGGCTTGTTCTCTTGGTATCATAACCCCCGAGGAACTCGGGAATAAATTGGATGACTTTGAAACGTGGTTAGGCGAGCATTTTTAATTTAGCGCCCAAGTAGTTTCTTCTCTATCATTTCGCAAGTTCTATGGTATGCACCAACGTACATTAAGTAGACCGACCAGGTCACAACCATAAAGCCTACGAGCTGGAAACAGAGTAGTACCATTCCCAGCATACATAATCCTTTACGTGGTTTCTTTGTCATCCTTGGACAGCGGCCAATCGGAGGGCTTCGTCTGCACCCGCCTTGTACACGTTCTGAAGAACGTCATCAAGGAACTGCGGGTCCAGTTCAAGTTTAAGGTTGTCGACCTTTTCCTTGGCTGTGTCCACGTCTGCGATAAACGAGATCTTGTGGATGCTGTCGCCAGCACCCCAAAGAATCTCACCATTTACTTTTTTCATTCTAATACCTCACTCCAGTACCGACTATTTTTATACCCCTGCAACTTGTCCCACCAGATGAATCTGGCAGAAGCCGCAGGGATACCGTATTCCTTTGAGCAGGTCTGCCACTCGTTCTCAAGCGCGAGGTAGTCAGTCCTGTTCACGTTTCTGTCTCTCTTGTGGATAGACTTCAACACCCTGCGATCGAGGCAAACAACGTTTGACTCTTCGTGATGTTTCATCTCCACATAGAAGCTTGACTTAGCAATCGCCAATCCTGGCACGTTGTCCGCAATCCGATCACGGTACTGCATCAACGGCTCGTTGGTATATCGCTCAAAGATGTGCGGCTTGGCAGCGAACATCTGATCAAACTTCCAGATGCTCACGGCCTTGGTCCGCCACAGTCCAGTCTTGGTTTGGTACAGTTCGAACTGTAGCTTGCCAAGGTCGGACTTCCACGAGTCGCGATTCTTGATTGCGTTAAAGGCTTTCACGTTCTGCTTCCAACCGAAGTTGGCCGCGAGAATCGAGAAGACCCAGAAGCGCCACTCATCATCTCGGGACTTGGGCTTAATCTTGTCCCAGTAGTTGACGTAACGGCTGACCTCTCGGGACTTCAGTCCCTCAAATACTTCACGTACCCCAGTCATAAAACAAGGGAAGTGTGACTCCGTCGGGAGACGGATGCTGTCGCACCTCGCCTCCATGCTTCGTTGCATCGTTGTTCAAGGCTTCCATCTCTTCGTTGGTGTAGCCTCGGATGGAGTCGTTACGGATACCCGTCTCAAAGTCCACCCACGTTTCATCGATCGACAAGAACTTTTGTTCCGTCGGTTTTGTAATACAATAACAGTTCATCGTGAGCTCCTTTCGTTATCTATATAGATTGAAATGTCTGACTTTAACTCTGATGGTTTGATTTTGCCATTGGCTATATCGGCTAAAATGTAATAGACATCATCCATTTCTATTAACCAATCCTCAACCATCCTTGGTGTTATTTTTTTTGTTTTACTCATAGTGTTGCTCCTGACTTGTGCTCATGAACCATAACACTCAGCAAGCCAATGACCTTGGCTTCGAAGGTGTCAATGAATTCACTACTAACTCTCGACGGGGCAGACTTCGTAGGGGCAAGCCCCATTTCCATCCTCGTCTTATTACGCTCCTTGAACTTGGCGCTCGCCATGTCCAGAGCCGACCGCTTAACTGATGCTCTATTTATTAGACTCATACCATCTCCTCTCCGAAGATCTTGATCTTCGATAATATGTTTTCGTTTCCAGGTCTGGCCCATACTGGCCAGTACTTATCTGGAACGCAATCCATCATTGCAAGACAAAGGACAACGGCAGCCACTGTCTTTCTGCTATATCCAGTCCACCCAATCTTGCGAAGGGCAGACAATGCCTTAGCCGCAAAACTACCCGCGGGCTGTGTCCCGTGGATGAGCAACGCAAACGGCTTGCCAGACTTGTAAGCGTGGCTGTCATCGTGGTCAATCTCTAACTTCTTGTCCTCTGCCTCCTTGGTGCTGAACACAACCTCTGCATACTTAAGGTCGTGCTTGGCAATCAGTTCATCGTGTGCTCCGCCTCGACTTGCGTTGAGGGCGAAGTTCTTTGGGATGTCTCCGACACGCCTAAGCCAGAAGGGTAAGCTTTTGGTGTAGGCGTAGAAGGTGCGGAGTGGTTGGCATCTGGCCACATGCATCCACGCATCAAAGTAGAACTGATTGAAGAAGTCTCCCGAGACATGAACTCGAATGATTCCAGCCTGTCTTGGTAGACTTTCTTGAATCAACGCGGACATCTCTGCGGTCGACTTGCCTTTCAGCAACTCGAAGTTGTGCCACCTCTGCAACCGTGTGTTTTTGTACTGAGCCTCGTCAGATGCGGCAAAGCAACGGAACTTGGTGTCGGCACCGTCCGTGATCTTGCCCGTCTCTCGATTGGCTTTCGACAAACACTCCAGCGCACCTGGGCAGGAGAATCCTGCGGGTAGACTGAACGTCCATATGTCTCGTCCAAGCTTCGCGTTACCGCGATTAAATTTGAGCAAGTTTGATTTCACGGGTGTAAATCTTCTTGTTCTGTTCTTTTTGATTCCAAGGTTTCTTACCTTCGAACCGTTCCTTGCGGACCAGATTGCTGTTGCTGTCCAATCCAGTTGCCTCACACCATTCGGCAAGAAGAGTCGAAGCGTCTCCGCCTCGAAGCTTCAATGTTTCGATGATGGCCGCGTCATCTTTATGCCAGCCCAATCCATAGGGGAACTTGGTTCCCGCAATGTCTTTAGCTTGCTTACCTGTATATACAGCTTCCATCATGACCGTCTCGCAAGTTCTTCCACAATGTGTCTGGCGTACAGGCTAGCGGATTCGTCGCCTTTCGCAGGACGCTCATCCGTTTTGGGATAAGACGTCTTGAGGTCTTCAAGTTTTTTAATCAAGTTTTCTTTTGTCATATATTTAATTTTCATGCAGTCTCCTTTTCATCAATTAGGTTTTGGATTTCCATCTCAATACTTTCTTTGACAGATTGTTCTTCGCTTTCGGAATCAATGCTACTAAGCGCAGATTCCCAATCGCTTTTGCTGATCTGTTGGTCATTGAAATAACCATCGAATTCATCTTGCGTCCAAATCAAGGCGTAGCAGATTTCCTTCGAGTCCATAGCAGCAACCCTGTCTCTCAATTCTTTTTTCGTGTAGATCATAATATCCTTTCAAGTGGGGCGGATGGGATTTGCCCACCCGCCCCGAATGGTTAGCGATTCTCTACTGCGTCAAGCAACTGACGAGCCGCGGCACGGATGGCCGTAACGAGGCTGTCGTCGCCGTCAGTTTCATCGGTCTCGACATCGTCCTCTTCGTAGATGTCATCTTCCGTGGAGTCGTACGTTTCTGCGTACGTCTTGGGTAGTGGTCCCGTGTAGTCCGCGACAACTTCGTACTTGGAAGTGCGAAGCTTCTGGAACTCACAGTCATTGGGGACTGACACCACATCCTCGGGGTTGATCTTGACGATCACGACCCGACGATCAGAGCCACCGAAGTTACCAGCGTACTCGAGCGAGCCAGCGTGGAATCCGTAGGAACATCCGTTATCGGGATTGTCGTCCACATTGCGACGAGCGATACTCAACACCTGGCCAACTCTGTTCGAGAACTTGCCAGTGTGGTGGTCCCTGTAGTTCTGATCAACCGACTTGTAGGCCAAGAAACAGCCGTCCTCAGTGATCGGCATGTTCTTGTGCTCCAAGAATTGATACAGTTGAGCGCGACTATTGTGGCTCGGGTTGTTGTAGAGATTCTCCAAGAACCGAGTCATCGGTTCAACAGGTAGATTCTCCTGCATAAAGTTGAGGATTCGTTTGGCGATACGCTCGTCAACGATCTCACCGCGGTGATACACCGAACCGTCTTTTACCTCGACGGAGTTGCCGAGATACGCATTGAGCGCGTTGGTGATGTCCATCAATTGCTCGATGTCACCCTCCGCACGACCCTCTGCGATCGCGTTGATTACCATCTTTGCATTTGCGTGGTCACGGCGGATAGTGTGAGACTTTCCGTTGATGACCGCTGTTATTGTTTCGTCAGTTATGATGTAGTTCATACTTACTGTGTCCTTTCGTTTTTATTTTGTTTTGCGAGCTGCATCTACAAGATGCACATACTCGACAGTGTGTTCGGTTGGATATTCCATTACATCTGATTGCCAGTTACTGTGGCAAAGTAATGGATACCTCGAAGCTATTTTGGTTCCCTCGACTTTCAGATCATAAGAAGGTTTGGGCAACAACGCTTTGAGTTGTTGATACACACCCTTCTTATCATCGTTGTTCGATCGGCCAAGAGCCCAAGTATTCCTTGGCTCTTCAAGCCAGACTGGCAAGTCTTTGTCTCCTTCTTCTGCGCATCCTCCAGACATCTCTAGAACCTTTTCCATAAAGATTCGGAATGGGCTGTCGGATTTGACGTCTTTGAGTGGACCAATCTTGGAATTTACCCAACGACCAAGCGAGCATCGCTCAAAGAAGCATCCTTCTTTCCTAAAACGATCGCTGTTGTATACCGATCGAGAGTTGAAGAAACCCAAGACAGCATAACGATCAGCAATCTTCTGAGCCTTATCGGGATGAGCTTTGAGAAAAGCTCGTGTCCCTTCCTCGATTGCATCCTGTAATTTAGTCCAAGTTGCATCAACCTTCTTGTCGACATCAGCTTCCTTCACGCCATAGATTTGATCGCAATACCCGATTGCTTTCAAGTATTCTTTTGCCCGATACAGAGGATAATACTCCTCCATCTCGTAGTCTTTACCAGGCATTGACCACTTGAATTGGTCGAGTGTGACATAGACTTTCTTGCCAGTCGTAGGTGCTGCTGAGATTCCCCAGTAGTCACTACGCTTGTCTTGGCGTTGATACTTAGCAGGCAAGCCAAACACATTCCCCTTGGTGTGCTTGACATTCTTGTCGTATTCAACCTCAACTCCGTTTGCGTCCACACCTTTCTGTTTCGGTGGGGGCATTGGCAGGGACGACACTTGTTGGAATGTCGTCGTCGCGAACCAAGGGAGAGTCTTGTTAAGGAACTCCCTGCCACCGTTTTTGAAGTTGATGATAGTCACGGTCGCGCCAGACGGACCACCGTTCATCAACCAGTGACGAACGCGAGCTTCACCAGAGCCAGTGCCAGTATCGTTGATCATGACGAGTGTGTCCTTGTGGACAATCAGCTCGTCAACGGAGCGATCGACATTGAACCTAGCCTTGCCCCAACTACGCTTGCCTATGCTCATAGCGGTGATGCCGTGAGATCTAAGCAACTCGATTTCAGTCTGGTCTTTCTTGAGAGGCGAGACACATAGAGGAATTCGATTGTCATCATACATAGCGATTCCCTTCCACTTCAGCTTGCCTTTCAGCTTCTTGACAATGCCTTCACGAAAACTGGAGGAACTATATCCGCCAGTGCCAGTGAATCTACGCAAGATCATGTGAGCTTGGAAGAAGTCTGGAGCCGCTTGAATATCCGCAAGCAAGGTCGACCCCATCGAGTCAATGACTGGATTGAGATGCTTGACCAAGCCTTGGATTGTCTTCTGTGAATACTGCAAGTCCTCACGAGACGGAGCGACTTGGACATCGCCAAGATCGACCCTCACGTAGACTCCAGCATCAATCAACTGCTTGAGTACAGGTGAACCAGAGAAGTCGGACTTGAGCGGGTAAAGCACAAGACCCATCTGGAGCCAGCTTTGACCTTCACCATTGAAAGACCAGTTGGTTCCTTTGATAATGCCATCCTTGTATGTCTGAGTGGCATATGCTTTCTTCTCTTCTGGCGATAGGTTAACGATGTCGGGACGGACATCAAAGACACGATAGACTTGCAGCGCAGTTTCGCGGAATCTACTAATGTCTTGTGGCCGAACTGGAATCGAGATCTCAACACCAGAGGGTTCGTTGGTCTTGGTCTCGCTTAACAGCGATGCCTTGCCCACCTCACTCTCGTCGATGTGACAATTCCAGATACGCTTGACTCCGTCTTTGTGGGGAGTAACTCCGTTGTAATCGGTTACCGTGATGGCATCCGTGTAGGCACCATACGATTTGCAACCGATACCAAGACAGCCCGTGAAGGCGTTGCTTGCCCGCTTGTCGCTACCGCCATACGAGCAGAACAGCTCTTGGAACTTCTCTTTGCCAAGTCCAGGGCCGAAGTCACGAATCGTAAAGACTGGCTTCATACCAGTCGGAAGCGAGACTTGGATGGGCTTGTTGGTTTTACCATTGAGGATGTGACCCTCGCAGGCATTGGTGCCGTACTCACGCACAACCGCTCTGATCGGGTCAGAGTAAGCTTTGCGTAGGATACTAGCAATGTGGCCGAGGTTGGACACATCGATCTTGTAGTCGATCGTGTCGGTAACCCCGCTCGATACTGGCGTGTTTCTACTAGATGTGATTATCATTGACTTTTTCCTTTCTGTTCAGTTCAACTTTCCAGATGATGGCTTCACCATTCTCGTAACAGGAAGCAATTTTCTGCGCCCGTTCGTAGTGTGTGAATAACTGGTCGTTGAGTAATACATTGTCTTTGTCAAACAAAGCGTAGCCATCCCACTTTGTTATCTCGTTTGCAATCTTTACAGCCTCACTCACCTGTCGGAATCCTTCGCGCCGTAAAGTGCCACTCTTCGCTCGATACTGTTGAGGCATCGATGATGTGGTTCACTTGCTCTGGCGTCAGATACTTGAGCAGGTTAGATTTGAGCAAAGGTTTGGCAAGTCTTGCCTTATCGTGCTCATCCATCTGAACCGTGAAGTGCTGGCCTACCCAGCTTTTGATTCCTTGCTTCGCGGATTCTAGGAATAGACTCCGATACTCTTTGCGTTTCTCATTGGATAGCTTGAGCCACTCGGTCGCCCGACCGAACTCATCTACCACTTCTGATGGTATTGTTAGTTCCATATTGTGTCCTTTCATTTTGGTTTTCGTTTGGTTCCAGCCTATCGGCCAGACTGCTACCCCGCCGTCCGAACGACGGGGCAGAGTGTCTAGTCGCTTAACTCGACAGCCCGTTCTTCCGCGATTTCGTAGGTCGCGGAATACAGAGCTTCCTGCGCAGCCTCGACAAGTTCTTTAGAAGGTTCTGGAACTTCTTCCATTCCCTCGTCTGGATAGATTGCCAAGCTATCGAACTCACATTCTGAGAACTCGCTTTGGTTGACAATCTGGCTGTCATAACCGCGCGAACCCCAGAACTCATAAGAACCAATACCGATGTCTTCCTTCTCGGTATTGTGGATGGCTGTGCCAGTTACCGAATACTTCTTGCCGTCGTATTCGAACTTAACATCATCCTTCTCAACTTCGATTCTCATACCGTCGCCTCCGCCAGCCAAGCTCGGCCTTCATCGACCGCCTTTCTTGCATCTGATCTTTTGTATTTCTTACGTGTGAACTCACTCACGATTTCCATACACCGTTTGGGTGTGGCAAATCGTGAGAGTCGCATCCGCCCATTGGTTCGGACGTGAGTCTCCAGGCCCTGGATTGCTATCAGTAGTCTGTACTTTTCAATATCTTTTCCAGTTATTACTGTGCAACCGTTTTCTCTTACTACGCTCATATTGTTTGCTCCTTTGGTTTGATTTGATACCCATACCCCCAGTGACCATTGTCAAGATCGAACACACAGCTTCCGATCGCTTCAACTGGTACCCAAGGTATAGGGATTCCGTTTTCCTTCTGGCCAGAACGCACAAGGTCAATTCCCTTGACCTTTGCCTCCCTCCAGCCTTCGTTACCCCAACTACCACGCCACCAAACAGTATCACCTAGCTTAATTTCTTGAGCTGTGAGTGTGGCATTCATCGCATCATCTCCTCGATGAACATCGGGGTATACTCGCCAACATAAGCCCAGCGGGTATTGAAGTAGAAGTATTCTTCAGCTTCATCCCAACTCCACTTGTTGTCGAGTTGAAGTGTGTGAATGCAGGAATAGATTCCATACACCGCCACTTGTGTTCCGTGTTGTCCATCTCGATGGGAAAGCCCGAGGAAAGCTTTGTCCAAGCCATCGAGTAGGATGATGTTTTCCTTGTGCTCGTCGTCAGCGTAGATGTCGATGAAGTCGAGTATCTTGAGCCTTCCAGCTTGGTCTTTGGTAAGCTTATCCTGACGGTGCGTATTGAGAATACGCTTGAACTCGTCTTTGGTCAGCTTCCTCTTACTAGATTTCTTCTTGGTAGCCATTGGATTCCTTTCTCATCAGGGCATCGACTTTGGCTTCGATGGCCTTGATGGTTGTGACAAACGCATCGAGTTGAGTTTTCCTCAAGCAACCAGAGTTGAAGTGATAATACATCTCATCACTGGCAGTTCTCCCCTGACTTGTGTACCGGTACACGGGCCCAACGTGACACACTGACCGATCACCTTCGGGGTCGGTGTAGTAGAACGCATAAGCTCCGCCCTCTGATAAGGTTGGAACTCTGTTTGTTCTAATAGTTATCTTCCCTTTCGGGAAGTCTGCGGTTGTGGTTCGGTCGATAGGAGTCAGCCCAAGCCTGCGCTGGAGCGTTCCCTTCTCGGCTACTACTTCGATTGGGTAACTCATTTTGTTTCCTTTCTATAGTTTTCGACTAATTGTTTGATAGGTTCGTGGTCAATGTAACTTAGGAGATCTTCAACCAATTCATGCGTCGATTGGCCATAAAATCTCTCGTATACAAACTCACACTCTGCTTCTGTACAAGTATCTAAGTATTTGTCAGCTTTCATTTGCTCAACTTGATCATCAGCGTGCCGATGACAAGCTCCAAGTAGATCATTACCGAATGACTACCGCGGTAGAGTTCAAAGCCGAGAGGCCGAAACTCCACGTTAGCCACGATGGCATTGTTGAATTTGTTCGCGAAGAAGTGGAAACGCATCCACCCCCAACCAAGCTTAACTTTGATCATTGTCGTTCTCCTCATTGTTAATTGTTTCTTCGATGTCGATTCCCTGCTCGAGCTTGCGAGCACGGAACAACCAGTCACCAGTCCACGAGCGGATAACCGCAAGCAGACGGCGGAAGGTTGGGAAACGCCAAGGGCGTTCCAGCTCACCAAGAGGTAAGCTCACCCATCGGGCGTCACCGACTTTCACATTCAATTCCTTTGGCACCATCGTGTCGTCGGTGTAGATGTCACCAGCCACCTCGACCACACCAGTGTTCAAGCGGAACTTCCGCCCCAAGTTATGACCTTTTAGGATCTCGATCATCTGGGCATCTACCCAGATTTTGTCGCCAGCTTTCAATTGATCTCCTTTTCTACTATCTTGAGAAGACGCACGATGAGAATCGCGCTACACACAAGACATGCTGGGATGATCATGAACGCCATCAATAACTGGATGATGATAGTCATCACCTCAAAGAAGTCGCCCCAAATCATTGGGCAACCTCAAAGGTTAACCGAGTACCAAACGCGCGGTTGTTGTGGTGAAGCTTGGTTAAAGCTTCTGCCCGAGTCTGGTCAAGATCGCGCACAGCGTCCTGCTCAGTCAGACCCTCGCCAGTCCATCCGTTGATGCTGGCTGTGTAGAAGCGACCAGTCAGACTCCCGTCCGACGATACGCCTTGCTTCACTTCGATTACTACCTTGTTGTTATCTTTTACTTTGAAGAACATATTAAATGTTCCTTTCTTGGTTAGTGTTACTTTTGTTTCCAGCCTATCGGCCAGACTTGTGCCCCCGTGCTAGGGGGGCACTGTGTCTATCCGCAAACGGCACAGCTCTTTCTTCTCTTGATGCGGGGCGTTTCTGCCTCGCACTGATTGCACCACTGTTCACTTTTCTCGAACTGCTTTGGGTGGCGATTGGCGTAGTGATATACTCCACACGCACCCCGCTTGTAATAGATACTCAGCATCTTGTTATATAGTTTGCTTTGCATATTCCTCCTTAGTTATTACCGTGATGAAGCTTTGGTGAAGGGGTCTGTGCGAACAGCCAGTACCATAGATTGATTGTCTCGGTACTCATCCGCACATAACCCAAGCAAGCCCAAGCTTCTTGGTTACCTTGTTTCGGTTGTAAGCTTCATCGGGTGTCATCATAACTTTCTTGATGATGCTCCGATGAATATCAGTCAACGCGTACTGATAATCCAAGCCCTCGCTCCGCTTGATTGCGAGGGTCGTTCGGCTCCGGCGGTTAGCCATATTGAGGTTCTTTTTCCAGTCGGTAAAATTCAGCCTTCGATTATAGTAAGCTTGGCTGGCATTGCTCACGACGTGTTTAAGATCGATGGGTCTACCTCTCATATGTCCCTCCCTCCGCTTTGGGTGATGAGCATCTTCCACCGACCCATCCTCCAGATGTTAGCTCTGCGACGGAACATCTGTCCCGGAGCTTCGCAGTCGTCCCTGTCCACATCAATCCAGCTCGCATAGTCCAGCGAGTGAACGAACGTGGAGTCATAGTGGTTGGGCAATGGCATCTCGGATTCGAAGACATACCAATGCGTCCAGCTATCGTCCGACTGAATCTTGGCCACATCAAACTTCCGCTTGCCGACATACTCCGACATAGGGTGGTGGTTTCGGGTTCCGTCCCTTACCACCTTGCCGTAGTACTCGATGCCGTTGAGTTGAATGTAAGCATCGATTGGTAGTATCACGCTCATTTGTTTACCTCGCCGTAGCCATCGCATTCCTCGCAGTGCGAGGCCATGCCAGTCGGCCATACATTGTTCCAATCCAAGCCCGTGCCTTTGCACACGGGGCAATCTACCGTTTCAGTTTGCATTGTATGTGTCTCCTTTTGGTTATTGCGAGCGACCGCCAGCATCAAGCACATTCCGTAGTGCAGAACGCTGACCGACCCTGCGCGAAATTCTTTTGTAATCACTGAAGCTTTGAGGACTCATCACATTGATTGCCCCCGCCGTCTTATCCGAATAGACCATAGCTCCCTTGACCTTGACTTCAGGGTGCAGAAAGGCACAGCCCTTGCACTTTGAAAAGCCTAGGTTTAAGCGTGCTGGTTCAATCAGATCGTCACAGATAACGCAGTTCATTTGCCAGCCTCAATGATGGACAGCAAGACCCGCTGACGGCGGATTGCATCTTGCCTCTCGGATGCAATCTTCTTATCCCAAGACTCGTGAGCCAGTTGAGAGCTGTGGTCAATCTTGCGTAGGATAGACTTGATCTTCTCGAACTCCTCATAGACAGACTTGCCGACCTTGCGAGGCTTGGCCTTGATGACCATCTCAACCTTGGGCACCGACGGCGAGCGGGATACCAGCACGGCATCCGTAAAGCCAGCGGACATCTCAGCCTCGACCCGCTTGCCCACAGACTTGGCGAGCGAATGGCGGATAGGCCAGAGCAGGGCGAAGTCCTTGACCAGTTGCCTAGTCAGCTTGCGGTCACGCATCCTGATCTTGTGCACCATTGAGCGCAGGGAGGAATAGACATCCTTCCACTCGGTAGGCACAAGCTTGGTGAAGGTCTGAGGCTTGCGGTCTTCTTGGGATAGCTCCCTTGCCCGTGATGGATAGCTCGGGGAGTCGAGACGATACTTGACCTTGGAGGGGTCAGAGGTAAAGCCCAAGAGGGTTGTGACCTCTCCGTTAGGAATGAATGGGATAGGCTTGCAACCTTTGGCTACATAGACCTTGGTCTCCCTACGCATTGACTCACGGCGAGTCTTCTTGCGTAGGTAGGGCTTGCTTGCCCTGAGGAACAGGTCGTCCCATCTGCCCGATGCAGACATAGTGTCGCTCACTTCACGCTTCCGCATGTCCTTACGGAGCTTGCCGAAGTTCTGTAGATACGCTGGGTTACTCATTGTAGTTCAGTGTCTTTCTTGGTTGGTGTTTCATTGATTCAAAGATGCATTGACCTAATGCACGATGGGCTATAAACTCAGCTTATGCCCAAAGCTTTGAATGTTGACTGGAAGGCTGTCGAAAAGGACTTCGTAAGTGGTAAGACTCGTAGCTTCATTGCATCGACGTATGGCTTGAACCTCAACACCTTGGATAGCAAGGCTAGGAGATGCAAGTGGGCTGCACGGAAAGATGCAAATCTTGTGAAGCTTAGCACGCAGATAGATAAGCAGGTTGTGCAGAATGCTACTGATAAACAGTCCCGATATCTGAACCGCATCGCCAATCAAGTTGACCACAGCTTGGATGTCCTCGAAGCCGAGATGCCTGGAACTAGAAAAGAATTGAAAGATCATATTGAAGTCCTCGAAAAGGTTGACCGCATTGCCCGCCCCACATTGGGCTTGGCTTCTTCGAATCAAGGAAGCAATGGCAAGACCATCGTGAACCTCGCGGTTCTTCGAAACGATAGCGTAGCGGGACAGGTCATTGATTCTTAGATTCATTGATGTAGAGCTCACTTGTCTTGATAATGATAGTGAATTTTGGATTTTGACAAAAAAGAGGAGGGTGGGGATTTCCCCCACCCCCCTCGATTCCTCGAATCGTTAGGCGAGTTTGTGCCTCGCCAAGTTGCGGGCAATGGCCTGTGCCTGTTCCGCAGATACGCACGCCTTGCCATTCAATTTCGTCTCCTCGACCACGGCTTCGATGTCGATCATCTTGTTAGTGGTGATCGTCTCGACAATGGTGCGACCATTGGAGAGGTTTGCGAAGATGCGAGTCACCTTACGCTTGCCGTCACCTACCGCCTTGGCTTGACGATTCAAAGCATCAACGCCTAGCGTGTTCATCTTTTCTTGAATCGCTTGGTAGGAGAGGGAGAGAGCCTCTGGTGTCATCCTCTTGCCGTATGCTTCATCGTATTTCTTTTGTGAGAGGATTCTTCCCGACATTCCCAAGGCAACGCCATCGTGAAATGATGCGTATTTGGGTTTGATCGCTCGCTCGACATTCGCCGAACGAACCACGATTTTTTCCGCCGTTGACGCCACGAGTGCGAGTGCGTCTTTCGCTGTGCTGATTGCTACTTGTTTCGATTTCATTTTATGTTATTCCTTTTTAGTGTTATGGGTTGGCGATCCTATCGGATCATCTACCCATAGGAGATACGCACCCCCACCCCCACCCCCCTCGGAAAAAACCCAAAATACCGTATATGTACTTTAAAAATTTATTTTATTTTTCTACGATCAAAGTAACACCGAGCCGAGCCGCCAAGTAGTCAGACGGAAAGATGTCGCGATCCTTGCTCTCGCGGTAAGCAATGTATTTGACGCCATATCGGACTGCTTCCAGGACGCAAGCTTTACAAGGCGGGTAAGTGACGGCCAAAAGGTGTGGCTCGCCCGGGCGACTGTAAGCAAGGGCATTGGTCTCGGCATGGACCATAAAGTCCCGCCGGTAATCGCGGTCCAAGGATTCCTGTTTGGTTAGTTCAAAGCCCGGGGGATATCCGTTGTATCCAATCCCGCATACGGAGCCGTCTTCCCGGAGCACCGCTGCGCCGACTCGGACGAACTGATCCTGACTTGTTTTTGCCGCGGCGTCGGCCAGCCGCATGGCTAGGTCAATCCACTTTGTCTTTACCATCGGGCTCGGCATCTTCTTTCTTGATGTATTCCAAGAAATGGGAAATGCTTCCGCGGTATATGTAGGGCCCTTCGTGGCCAAGATCAATTTTGGTATCCATCATAATCTTGTAGCCCTTCTCTTTGAGCTTCTCGCAAAAGATGAAGTCCTCAGAAAGGAACTCGCCTTTGTAAATCCCAACCTCAAATACATTGTGGATGAACTCGGTCTGGGAGTCCTGATACTTGCCCGATCCGCCAATCGTATGGGACTCGCTAGCCTTGTTGTGCAGGTCGAGATGATTGCAGTCCTTGGTCAAATCTTCAAGGGCTTTGCGGGTTACGCGAAGGAACCCAGTGCCAATACGGTCAACTTCAAGCAAGCCGCGCTTGTCGGGGTCAAGGTTTCCGCGTTTCAATTGGACTGTGAACTCGGTGGTAGTAGCAACCTTCTTTCGATAAGTCGCGCCAACTACTTCCTCGTCGTGCAAGCAAAGCTTAAGCAAATCCATTGGGTTCCATGAAATGTCGGAATCAATCCAGACAAGCATCTCGCTATCCGTCTTAAGGAACTCGCGAAGTACCCGGTTGCGGGCCATCTGAATCACAGAGTGTCCGGTCAAGAGGATGCAATGCAACTCCATGTTGTAGCTCTGGAACAGGCTAACAGATGCGGCTAGTGCGGTGGCAAAGCCGCTAGTTACCTGGCCGCCGTAGGCGGGGGTGCCGATGGTTACGATCTTGGGTTGTTTCATATGTGTCTCCTTTATGTTGACTCTTCTCTTTTATGGATGTCGTAGTAGAAAGAGTCTGTATCCTCCGTCACCCATCGGGATGACTGATTCTCCACAGAAGGTAGCTCGGTGTCCACCTTAAATTGCTTGAGGTCCTCGGGAAGCTTTTTGGTTACCCAGTTGGAGTCTCTCCAGAAGATTCGATTGTTCGGCATGCAAAGCAAATACCCGTCATCCGCGGCGAACACATGGCCGCATTTGTAATCAGAGGGTTCGTCCGAGTAGGGGTTATTAAACCAGTCAACCGTAAATAGGTAGGTGCCCCACACCTTGGTTCCGTCCCTCAAAACAATCTGGGCTCTGTGATAACCAAGAAAGCTGTACTCGCTGACGGTCACGTTCTCGCTAAAGCAGTCCCAAAGCTGTTTGTAGTTAAACGGGATGTCATTAGTGGGCTCGTGGGTATAGATCTCAGATATGGGTACTCGGCTTCGAAGCATCCCTGCATCGGTCATCACATGGAAGGTGAGAATGGTCCCGGGGTATGACTGCAAGGCAAACACGTATACGTTGTAGAATTCGTTTCTATCTGTCTCGTCTTTGGTAAAGAACGATTTCCTTACCAGCGCCTTGAAACTCGGGATGTTTTCGTTGAGTGTGGGCATTTACGATCTTCGGCGCCGGTTGCTTTTTTTCTTACCCAACGGGGCTGTCCGGTACCGAGCCATTTTCTTTTCGGGTGCAGGCTTCCAAAGCGAACAGTCAATATCGTGGTTAACGGAATTCTCCATCGCCCAAGAGTAAAAGCGGTAACCAAAACCAGTCCAGCACATGAAGTAACTCCATACATGCCCCAGGGCGTAATACAGATGGGATAAGATTCGATGCTTCATGGGAGGGTGACGTTTCGGTCGTCGAGCAAAGAATGAAGTTCATCGCGCACATTTTCATAAGCGTTGAGTCGGTCGGGATCTGAGATTTCATGTTTAATCTTCGAACGGAGAAAGATTCCAAGATCCGTAATGACCATCGCCATATCGTGTGCGCTCATAGCATATCTAAAATTGGTCTCCTCCTCGGGGAGATTAAACTCAAGGGTCGCCTTCATCGTCCGTACAGTGTCTCAATCCCTTTGACTTTTGTAAAGGACAAAATACAATCGGCCGCGTGAGAGTTCTGGTCTATACGGCGACTGACTTCAATGAGGAGTCTCACAAATGTATCGATCTGCTTGTCGCGAACATGACTCTACCGGACAACGTCGACTTCTGCGTAATGTCCAACAAGCCGGGGCCAGAAGGATTCAAACATAAAACAATCGTAGATTCAAAGGACTACTTGTACGGCGGTTTCCTCAAGTACTCAGAACTTATCCCTAAGGGATATGACTACTATCTGTTTCTTGACCCGGACATTATCTACTTCGGCAACCCGATGGATTTGATCGACCCCACCAAAGACTTTACGATTGTAACCGAAGAGCGGCACGATATGTGTCACGAATGGTTTCAGTACAAGCGAGCACCCAATTTGGATAGGCTAAAGTTCACTATGCTAAAAGGGCTAAATGCTGGGACCTTTGGGTTCAAAGACCTAAGGTTCACGGCCAAGGTCAGATCCTTGTTTGAGCCCCATATCCAAACGATACTACCAGATGACGCTATCCTGGAGCAGTCATCCTATAACTACGGTATCTGCCTGTCGACAGACTTCGAGGTGGGCAAGTGCCACGACATAGCCCAAAAGGTACAACTGTTCGCCGGCTACAACGAATTTGACCTATCCAAGCGATTGCACCATTTCTGCGGGTTCAAGAAGACCATGGTCGATAAATATGAGGAAATGGCTTCGTTGCTTCGAGTTTGGCCCCAAAGGGCTACGATTTAGGGTGGGGGTATGCTCTAGGGTGGGGGGTCAAAAATGGGTACCCCCACCCAAATTTCGAACCTTGGGTCCTTGTCTAAGTGTATGTTTACTATTAATATATATAAATATAAAGAAAGAGAGGGTGGGGGTGGTCCCACTGGGTGGGGGTATCCCAACTCGTTCCGGGTGTTTGCACACACACGCCGCACACACAAAGCTGTAGGAACAACGAGTTCAAAACCACCCCTACACCCCCCACCCTACCACCCTTCGAATCCTAGAATCCTAATACTCAACCACATAGATCAATTCGACCATCGTTTCATACCCCCACCCTATCCATGTATCAACGACTTACAAAACGTACATGTACCCTACGTAAGTCTCTTTGCTGAAAGCAGAAGTGCTTCCACTTTTAATGCAATTACTTAGAGATCTTAATAGCAAAGGATACCATACCATCGTTTCCAAGGGCATGGATGGATTGGTTATAGTTCTGACAGAATTCGTCGATAGCCTTCTTTACGCCAAAAACATAGTTAGATTTCGCTTTGTCCATGTTGGTAGCGTAGTCGTGGCCCATAAGCCATCCACCGGCCTTTAATAGCCTCCAGGACGCAATTACGTCCTTCTTGCAACCCGAGTACTCATGGTCACCGTCCAGATAGACCATATCCAGCGAGTCAGGTTCTAACGTGCCCAACAACGTTGAACTATCCCCCCTCAAAACAGTTACCGCTGGATTCGACTTAGCATATTCCACAAGACTGCTGTGAGCTGCATTTAGATCGTAAACTGCTCCGTTGTTTCCATCCCGATCTCCCGAGAAGCAGTTGCCCGCGAATCGGTCGATCATGTAGATCCTGGAAGGGTTGAGGATGTTGATAAGCTCTTTTGAAAACTCTCCGTTGAGGACTCCGACCTCCGCGATTACTCCTCCCGATCTAACCAGGTTCCTAACCAGGTCGGTACGGGTATCAAAAGTCACGTTAAGGAGTTTCAGCTACAGAAACATTAACTGTCTCGAACTTACCGTTCCTAAGGATATCAGCCTTAACCAGCGAACCAGGCTGTAATGTGCGTATAACCCTTACTATATCGCGTTGTGAGGTGATTGGCTGATCTGCTAACAGATAGACTATATCGCCCGCCTGGAGGCCACAGGGACGCACTGTACGCGTTATCTGGAGGGCTTGCTCAAGTCCAGGGTGGTCTAAACCCGTGGTAACCGATTTACCAAGGACGCCCACGAAAGCATTGTTCTTTCTATTGGTCTTATGGGATTCTAGGAACTCAACGATATCAGCTGCCGGGACGCAGTAAGTAAACTCAGGATTGGAATCCTTTGTCTTAGCTTCTCCTATTACATTGAAGTCGATTGTCCCCAGAGTAATGGCGATAACCTCACCCTTTGAGTTGACCAACGGCCCGCCCGAGTTGCCTTTCCTGGTTAGCACATCGGAATACAGGAAACGTTCTCCCGACTTCTTACCGGAGGCAGATACGATGCCCGCGGAAATAGAACGGGTAAATCCCAAAGAATTGCCAATGGCATAAACAGGGATACCGGGGTTCACGGGGAATGACGTGTCGAACTTGACCGGCGGCAAATCAATAACTTTGTCAAAGTCGTTCTTAACTTTAATAAACGCAAGGTCTAGTAAAGTATCTTTCCGGACTACATCACCGCTAAATGCCACCGTATCGTCGCCGTCTCCGCACAGGATATCGACTTCGTTTGATTTCTCGACTACGTGGGCAGCTGTGATGACGCCACCCTCAACCGCAAACCCCGTACCCCTCATGGTACCGTTGGGTGTGATTACCTGAATTCTGACTACAGAAGGAAGTATTTGTCTTTCTTCTGCTCCAGCAACCGACGACAGAATGATCGCAAATACCCCCACAATTCGAACCAAACTACGGCTAAGAATATACATACTGCACCTCCAAGCAACGCGGCTACCG